TATCAATTCTTCTTCGCGGCGGATGATACGCATACAGGCAGTGTAAATATCAATATTTTACAACAAGGAAATCTCTAATGTCTAAAAAGCCAGTCATTAATAGCGGTATGAATCCACGTAAACAACGTAGAGAAGAAGGCACCGCACGACTGCATCGTGCCGAAGGTGGGCCAACCATGACTATCACGAAAGTGTTGAAAAAACCGACACAAAGTTCTGCCAATATGCCTCATAAAATAAGGCCTACAATGGGAAAAAGAATAGTCACATCGCTCATGGCGAAGGTCTTTAATAAAAAGAAATAAGAGATTATGGCGACCTCAGAAAGTTATCAATTTCAAAACACGCCTGCTGATGATTTAATCCAAGAAGCCTTTGAGCGGTGCGGGGAAGTGCCATCTATGGTGACCGGTGAACGCGTTCAATCTGCCATTAATTCTGCAAATTTAATGTTGAGTGAGTGGAGCAATATGCCCAACCTCAGCACAATTTATCCCATGATGGTATCTTTAGAGGCGAACCAATCCCATTATCCCTTACCCCAAGGTATATACGATATCATTGATAACGAAATGACAACCGTCCAATACAAGCGTTTGTTTGAAGGTACAGCGTCTACGGATAATGGTGGGGATGCTGCGAATGCGTTTGATGGTGATCCTGATACCAATTGTACAAATACTACCTCCAATGGATATATTGCCTATACCTTTACTACAACACCTCAAGAAGTGTTTTATATTGGCGTTAAAACGAATGTCACGCGCACTTATAAACTGGCCTATGAATACAGTATAGATGGAAGTGAATGGATTACCCTAAATACCCCCGCCGCGCAGAAGTTCCAAAAAGGAACCACTTCTTGGTATTTGCCGCAAATGACACGCACCGCAATGGCATGGCGTATCCGGGAAACAGGTGGTGCGATTCTTGATATTAATGAATTGTATTTTGCATATCCGGGACTTACTAACTTGATGCAACGCATGTCAAGAGATCAATACATGTCTTATACCAACAAGGCAAACCCGGGTGCCTCCACAGGCCGCCCCACCTTGTTTTATATAGATCGCAAGCGCGATACCAATTTAATTCTTTATCCCCGTCCAGGTATCATCGGGAGTTGGAATGCTATCGTATTCAATGCACAGAAATACTATCAAGACTTTAATGCCTTGGTGGAAAATGTGGATATGCCACAGCGGTTTTTAGAGGCTTTTGTAGCCGGATGGGCCGCGCGCATTGCCGAAAAATTCTACCCTGAACGTTATCCCATGCTTAAACAACGCTCTATGGAATCTTATGCCTTGGCGGCGATGGGTGATTGTGATTCCGCCCCTGTAATCATCAATGCTGGATTCGATTATTAACAATTAATGAAATATTATTTGTATTTAAATACTGATAGAATAAAAACCAATTAATAATTTATAAAATTATTATGCGTCGCCTTGTAAGAAGATCTAAATATATTCACATTAACCCCCGTAATCCTCAAGCGACGGCGGTGTGTGACCGAACTGGGTTTTTTGTGATGCATAATGACTTGGTTAAGGAAAAAGAGAGGGTAGGCTATTCGAATCGTTGGAATGGGTTATTGGTTCATAAAAATTTTGTAGATAAGCCCAATTTGGCGTTATCTGCCCCCAAAATCAAGAATGACCCTAAGCCTGTTCATATGCCGAGGCCGTCCCCTTATAAAGATTTTAAGTAAGGATAGGTTATGCCAGCACCCGTAGACGCCACGTATATTTTAAAGAACCCGAATGCCAGTTTACCCAATGCCATTGCGCTTTCCACGGTAGGAAATGGTCTTCTTAAAAACGCCAGCGGAACCCCAACAGCGGCCGTTCCCAATGTCGATTACCTCGCAGTTAATTCTGAACTTTTAAGTATCGCTGAGCTGTCCCCGCCTTTTGGTGCGCTTCTTGTGGCGCTGGGATCAGAGGCCTGGGGATTCTTAGAAAAAGGTTCTGCCGGTCAAGGGCTTATGGCCACCGCGGAAACCATTGAATGGCAAAGTTTACCTCCTTTAGTCGGTTCTTATATCACCTTGAATAACGAGAGTGGATTACCGAATGCCCGGCGTTTAAACGTAGGGGCAGGTCTTCATATAGAAGATTATGGCGCCAACAGTGAAATCATCATTAATACGACTGGCTTTTTGAATTCTGTCAATAATCTGGCAACTGTCGGCTTGATGGTCCATACCAACAGTGGATCTGGTTTGGCCACACGTATGATTTCATCCTCGGATGACTCTCTTACTGTAACAAATCCCACCGGGGCGGCAGGCAATATTGATTTAAGTATCAATGATGATGTCAGTTTCCAGAAATTAAACCTTTCACGTAATGGTACCTTAGTTGGATCACGGTCCAAACTTAACTTTGTGTCAACGCCCACAGTCGGTGTGACCCTTGTGGATGATGGAGTTAACAACAAAGTTGATGTGGTATTAACGGCTTCCCCTGGCACAAGTACGTTTGCACCGATGACAACCGAGGTTGTGACAGAAAACCAGGTGATGGAAGTAAATAAAAGATATATCGCGAATTCAGCGGCTTTAGTGACGTTGACTTTACCTGCAACTGCAGCCGTAGGCGCAGAATTTATCGTGGGCGCGAATAACAGTGGTGGCTGGCGTGTGAATCAAAATGCAAACCAACAAATCCGTTGGGGAACACTTGAAAGCACGGAAGGAACAGACGGCTATGCATTATCACAAAATGTTGGGGATGTGATTCACCTTGTGTGTGTCGAAGCAAATACAACATTTTTGGCAATGCCTGGCATAGGTAACTATAGGCTAGAATAGGGAGAAAAAAATGGCTTTATGGAATAACTTAAACGCACCTACCCCGTTTTCGGTAGCTAACGGTGGTACCGGTGCAACATCACTAACCGCTAATGGTATCGTTTTTGGTAATGGCACATCCGCTGTTACTGTCAGTGCTGAGCTTTCTGACGGACAAGTCTTAGTGGGTCGAACAGGAAATACGCCTGTTCCAGCAACAATTACAGCTGGGGCTAACGTAACCGTAACTAATGCATCTGGATCTATTACCATTGCGGCTTCAGATGTTGCAGGTATGGTGTTTTCAGCGATTACTGAAAACCAAGGAGCTGTTGCTGAAGAAGGTTACATCACTAATGGTGGCGCGACTCGTCTAGAAGTTCTTCTACCGGCTGCACCTTCAGTGGGTGATCGTTTCCGCATGTTGTATGGTAACGGCGCATGGCGTGTCACACAAAATGCAGGCGACACTGTATCTCAAGGTACACAAGAATCAACAGCTGGGGCGACAGGTTACTTTGAATCTAATGCTGTTGGTGATGGCGCTGAGTTCATTTGTATTGCGGCGCAAACATGGCGAATCTTGTCACCGTCAACATTGAACTTTGCTTAATAATTTTCTTTAGGAACCCTGAAAATGAGTGCGCCCGCTGATTCAACTTATATTCTCTTAAGCCCCGATGCGGCTTTACCCAATGCGTTTTCTTTAAACTCGTTGGCCACAGGGATTATCAAGCAATCAGGGGGCACTCCCGCTCGGGCTATTCCTGGAACAGATTATTTGGTTCCCACGCCAGTCATAAACTCTTTAGCCGGATTAGAGCCCCAAAGTGGTTCTCTGCTGGTGGGAGTTGATGAGGACACGTGGGAATTATTACCTCCTCCCGCCAGTGCTAATTTAGCTTTGGTTTGGGATGGAAGTTCTTTAACATATGCGAGTGTCCCTGCTGCCTCAAGTCCGTATGTGACGTTATCAGCCACCAGTTCCTTAACGAACAGCCGTTATCTTGATGCCAGCGGGGGCATACAGCTAACAGACAATGGTGCTGGAAACGCTCTTACAATTTCACCAACTGGTAAATTGTCATCTTTTAATTCCTTGAATCAAACAGGAATTGTGGTGGCCGGTGCCAATAATCAATTCTTCGCGCGTGAAATCATATCTAGTGATGATACGATTGCGATTACAAATCCTGATGGAATCACCAACGACATTAACTTAAGTGTCAATGATGATATCAGCGTGCAAAAAGTTGCCGTGTATCGCAATGATACAAAAATCGGCGAACGCTCAAAAATTAAATTCGTTCCTGGTGTCAATATGGGCATTTCCATTGTTGATGATGCCATTGAAAACGAAATCGAAATTACCTTAAGTGCCTCAGCCGGTGGCGGCGGGGGTGTATCAGATGCCAATATCGTCACACTGACTGATCAAACCCATATTATGCCCAATAGCTTTGCGTTATCAGGCTTAAATACAGGTATTCTGAAAAACACGAATGGCACAGGACAGCCTACAATTGCGGTGGCAGGCACCGATTTCTTGCTACCAAGTGCGAATCTTACTTCTATTAGCGAAGCGAGTAACGCCTTAGGAAGCCTTCTCGTAGCAACAGGATCAGGTTACAATGCTTTGGCCGCGGGTCCGGCCAATACCTTTATGAAAAGCAATGGCACAACCATCGGATGGTCAGTCATTGAATCTTCCAATACAGCAACATTCCTTACCAAAACAGATGAAAGTGCTACCTATCCAAACAGCTTTGCACTTTCTGACTTAGCAACTGGTATTCTCAAAAACACCACAACTACGGGTGAACCCACAATTGCGGTTGCCGGCACTGATTATTTACCGCCTTCTGCGAATTTAACGACCTTAAGTGCCGCCTCCAATGCAAGTGGCACGCTCTATATAGGTAATGGGAGTGGCATTTCAGCACTGGCGTTAGGTGCCAGTGGCACTGTTCCCAAAAGCGATGGTTCAAGCATTGTGTGGAGTGCCGATGCTGGCGCTTCGGCCGCGGCCCCTTATTTGACATTAACGGATGTCAGTGGGGACTTACCCAATAGTTTCGCGATGAGTTCCTTAGCCACCGGTATTTTAAAGAATACGAATGGTACAGGTATTCCCACAATTGCCGATGCCAACACAGATTATATGGTACCAAGTGTCAATCTGTTGAGTATTTCTGCTGCTTCGTCTACTGCCGGAAACATCTTTGTCGGTATGGGGGAGGGGAATGGGTATTCGCCGCTGCCGCAGGGAAACAATGAAGAGTCACTTCATATAACCAATGGATTATTGGATTGGCGTCTTTCACCGGCCAATAAGCGTTATGCCTTACGGAACTTTATTATTTCAGTGGCGAACCAACCTGATGTTCAAAACTGGGCCATGTATGGATGTTGGGATTACCTCTTTAATACTGACTGGCTTGCGGGCTCTAAACAGCTAGAACCCATTGGATTAAATCAGCAGGGTCTTCTTAATTACGATACAGCTGTGGTTGATGCGCAGAATATTACCTATTTGATATTAGGAACCCGTGCTGCGGATGGAACTCACGCACCGCTTCCTTTTGGGACAAAACTCGTTGTGAATTTTGGTGTGATGCGCGGTTCAAATGACAATCTTAATACCCTCACCGGGGAATTGCTCTTAAATGGAGCCAGCTCAATTTCAGTAGCGCAAGGATCCGGATTCCCAGGCAACAAATTCATCTTTGAAAAAGTAACTGATACCCAATGGTCCGTTCTTCCGTATGTCTCAAATTATTGGCCCAATCCTTACTAATTGAGTAAAAATACGCAAGGGAGCGCGTAAAATGATTATCGAGAAAACAAAAACTGCAACGCTGACTAATACAGGGACGGGTAATGAGGCCTTTGGCATTGATCTAGGTGATAACGCCCATCATTATATTGCAGGATTACATGTTTTCGTAAATGGAAGTGACGCCCAAATTACTTATGGGTTTTCACAAACAGAAACCGGCGCGTTTCAAAATATTTTTGGAAAAAATAAAAAAACTAGTACTAAAACGCCAGTTGGCGGCTCACAAATTATATTAGGAACCACACCTGTTATCTCAAATTATAGATACTTAAGGTTGGATATTAATCATAATGCAGCCGACACCGTTGAAGTCATTGTTTCCTATAGTTCAATACCTAATGCGAATCCTGCCACGAATCTTATGAACTATGCGGTGGGAGAACTCGCTGAGGGCGAAAGTGCTGACGCCATTATTGGGCCAGCTGGAAACAGTTTTTATGCGGTAAAATCCATTTATTTGGTGGAACGAAATGATGTTAATATTACCGCCAAAGCTTATTTTACTTCGTCCGGGGTACAATCCCAATTTTATCAAAACTCCACAATTCAAAATCGAACATCTGATGGCTACAGGGTTCTTCTTCAATTAAGAGAGCCTACAGATATTATCACCATTGAGAATGCTACCGTGGACCCTTCAACGCTTTATTACTATATCTCATACGTTGAAATTCAAGACCCGGAGGGATAAATGGCCGCTTTTATTTATACTTACTCCACATTACTTGAAAAAATACCTGAATACTTAGAAAGAACTGATACAAAGTTCCTGGAAAATATCCCGGTTTTTATTAAAAATGCCCAAGACCGCATTGGACAGGATTTAAAAAATATAGGTCTCGTTACTTATCTGGTTGGCAATTTTCAAGCCGGGTTAGGTGTGTATCAAAAGCCTTCAAAGTGGCTCAATACCATGAGTATAAACTTTGGATCAGGTGAGGGAAATAACACAGCGAAGTTCTTGCAGTTGCGTACATATGAGTTTTGTATGGAATACCATTCCAATTTAACCGAAACGGGAACGCCTAAATATTATGCCGATTACGGTTATGATAATTGGCTAATCGTTCCCACTCCTGATGCAAACTACCCTTTTGAAGTGGCTTATAGCGGTTCGCCACCCACCTTAGATGAAAGTCAGCAAGAAAACTGGGTAACACGTTTCGCACCGCGCTTGCTTTTGTATGCAGCTCTTAAAGAAGCGCAGGTATATTTAAAAAACACACAGCGTGTCCAAGAGTTTGAAGCATTATATAAGGAAGAACTGAACTCACTTACACTTCGCAACAGAGAACGTTACACAGATAGGTATGAGGAAAGGAATAAAGACTAATGAGTAGTTATGATAACCGTTTCGGGGGTTCAGTCATAAATCCTTCGACTATTTCCTATAGTTCTTTGACTTTATCGCAAGCTGTTACGCAATTGTCTTGGCCAATTGTCTATCAAGATAAGCCAAATGTAGTATCTTCGTATATCTCGGTGACCTCAAATGATGATAGTTACAGCATTCAAATGCCGGATGCGACCCAAACATCCGTAGGTCAAGCCACCATTATTGCGAATGTCGGGGCCAACGATTTCTATATTCAAAATGCGAGCGGTGGGATTGTTCAAGCGGATATTACCCCCACCCAAGTCTATTTTTTAATCCTCACCGATAACAGTACAGCTGCTGGTCAATGGGAAACCTTACTGTTTGGGGCCACTACAGCCACAGCAAATGCGGCGGAATTGGCAGGTTTTGGTTTAACTGCCCTTTCGAACGCGCGGCTGAATACCTATAGACCCATCACGGAAGTAAATTCGAACTATCTCGTAACACTTAATGACCGCGACAAAATGTTTGTTTGGACAGGTGGCACCGGAACCATCACCCTTCCAGATGCCGCGGCCGCGCTGAATGGGTTTATGATTTCAGTGAATAACCGTTCGGAAGTGGGCGGTGTACTCAATATGACGCCCCAAGCGGGTGAAACCATTGATGGGGCTATTTCTTTTAGTCTCAACATTGAAGAATCCAGCATGTTCATCAGCGATGGGCAAAACTGGATCTCTTTGGGTTATGGAAATAACTCGGTCTCAAGCATTGATGTTCTTGAACTTGATGTGTCAGCCGGGGGTACCATTACACTCAATTCTGTGCAGGCCCAACGACAGGTTCAACGATTCAATGGCACGTTAACCGCGGATGTGACTATCGAAGTTCCCAACATCCCCAATACCTATTTTGTTAGCAATAATACCAGTGGGGACTTTTCTTTTACCTATAAGATGGTTGGGGGTCTAACGGAAACCTTGATCCCGCGGTCCCAGCGCATGATATTCGTATGCGATACCTTTGATATCAAACCCAGTCCTTCATTTATTATTGGAAGCTTTGGTTTTGGCAACGGTTCGGCAGCTGCCCCTTCTGTGACCTTTTCATCAGATTCGGAAACAGGTCTTTATTTAAATACGGCAGGAAACATCGGGGCTTCTGCCGGTGGTGTTTTACGTGCCAATATCAATCAATTTGGTGTAAGTACCGTTGATGGCACGAATGCTAGCCCTTCTTATTCATGGATCAATAACACCAATACAGGTCTATACAATATCAACAATGATTCAATTGGGTTTTCTGCTAATGGCACCGAAGTAGCCATTATGGAAAATACCGGCCTGCAGCTCATTGATGGGCTTGTCACTGACCCGGCGTTTTCATTTATTGACGAAAATGCCGGAATTTATCGGGTGGGTGAGAATATAATTGGTTTTACTATTGATAATCTAAATGTCCTGAACATTACGACTTCGGGGGTCGCCTTGAAAACTGGAAACGCCGTTACGCCGTCCTTGACATTCCAGTCACAAGCAACAAAAGGCCTTTATGATGGCGGCGCAAATATTATTGGTGTGTCGGTTAATAAAGTGGAAGTGGCCCGTTTTGAGCAGACAGGTATCAAGGTGTTATCAGGTTCTGCTGCCAATCCTTCTTATGCCTTTCCGTTAGATGGAGATTCCGGCATTTTTAATCCCTCCGCCAATGCGGTGGGCGTAAGTTGTGGTGGGACCTTAACAGCGACCTTTAAGACCACGGGTCTCAATTTATCAGAGGGTCAAAATTATTCCCAAGGGGGAATTAATCAGTATTCGTTAAACAGAATTTTTGGAAGATAAATGCCAACTATCACCAAAATCCTCCGAACCAAACCAGGCGTTCAACGCGATGGGACTTCTTATAGTACTGAACATTATATTGATGCTCAACATTGTAGGTTTTATCTTGGAAAACCCCGAAAAATGGGCGGATATCGGCTGATTTATCCGGGGACAGATATAAGAATTCGCACCATATTTCCAGTCGCCCAAACCAATAATCTTACCCATATTTACATGGGCCGATACAACCGTTTGTCCTATGTTCCTTTCACGTCGCAATTAAACACAGGTGTGGAAGTTGAGCGCACCCCCGATAATTTGCCTTCAAATGCAAACAATGTGTGGTCTATTGCCCAGCTTACCACAGGGGTAGCAGGCACTCCCCAGGTAACCGCGGATCTCACGTCGAATATTATTGCCGCCGCCATCCCTAACTTAAATGATATTACATCCACTGAAACGGGAAATGTCTATATTGGTGAAGCGGAATCCACGGCACCCCTCACCAAATTGAATTATGGTGATGAGATTTTACCCTCAGGCGGCATTACGGTTGTACCCCCTTTCTTGTTTTTGTATGGAAACGATGGAAAGGTAAGCAGGTCCCAAGCCAGTCGTCCTGATATTATTGAAAGCACCCAGGCCATAGCGAACACAAAAGTTGTATATGGGGCTCCCACTGGAGCAGGGGGCACGGTTCCATCAGTACTATTCTGGTCATTAAACAGTTTAATTCGGGGTGTATTTGACCCTGCAGAGGGAGAATTTTCATACGCGACCCTAGCCTCACAAATTTCGATTTTATCATCAAATTGCGTAGTTCAATATGGGCAAGTTTATTTCTGGATAGGGCTGGATCAATTCTATGTGTATAATGGCGTCGTAAAACCCCTCAAGAATGATCAAAATCTGGATGATTTTTTCAACAATATCAACATGACCCACCGCAATAAAGTATGGGGTTATGTCAATCGAAAATATCAAGAGATCTGGTGGTTTTATCCCCGTGGTGATGCAACTGAATGCACCCATGCAGTCATTTATAATATGGAACTTAATGTGTGGTATGATACGGCTTTGGGCAGATGTGCGGGTGCCCCTGTTCAGGAAACGCCCTACCCTATTTTAAGTGATTCGCAGTTTGAATATTCGGAAGCCAACATCGGGAAATATGGGCTTTGGCTTCACGAATTTGAGTTCGATAAACAATCTTATGGGGGCCGCTATGCGATCCCTAGTTACTATGTTCATAACATTTTTTCCTTAAGTGATGAGAATCCTCAGATGAATGTGCAGTTTCGCACGCGCAAAATCGAACCAGATTTCCAACAAGTTGGGAATATCACTATTGAAGTGATTAATCGAGGCTATCCGCAGTCTATCCCTGTTGTATCCGAACGACATGTGTCTACTCCTACCACCGAGAGAATTGAAACAGGCGTCATGGGCAGATATGTAACTTTTCGGGTAGAAAGCAACGAGGTATTCGGGTTTTACCAAATGGGTCAAATCAAGGTTGATTTTGATCTCGGTGATGTACGACCCGGATCATGAGTATTATCCCTTCACCTGAACGTTTGTCATTTGAAGAGTGGTCTAATGCACTTAAAGAAGCGCTTCCTGAACTTAATATTTCCCGGGCCCCTAAGGTAGAGAAATGGCGTGAATGGGCAGCCTCACTCCTTAAAATAGATGCCCTTTCCAATATGCCCATCCCAAGACTGGCGTATTACCCCAAGACGGAAGACTGGAAAACATGGGCAGAAGAGTTTATTTATTTATTTAATAATTAACAATTAATGAAATAATGGTTAAGTATAATTTAATTGAATAAAAAGCTTATAACCCTTACTATAAAATAGTTTATTTTAGGGAAGTAGGCTACGATGGATTTTCAAGACGCTCCGGTGTTTCAACCGGAGGGACAGTATGCTGGTGGTGGGCATGTAAAAAAAGCACCCAAATCTGATTTTGTCTTGGCTCACATGAGCCCCCAGGAACTCCGCGAACTTGAAGAGATTCAAGGTGGTGAGCAATATGGTAAATATGGCTTAAAACATCTCGGCGGTGTGGGTGAATTGGTTAACAATCCTCACATGCTTCAAGCGGGTGTGGAGGGGCACTATGCCCATGGTGGTGAAGTGGCTGAAGACCTCCAACGTATGCGTCAAGATGGGCGCTACGGAGATACCCGCTTAGCACTTGTGCCGCGTAAACTTTCTAAGATTTTTAATAAGTTATTAGGCGGTGTTTCCAGGAATCCGCGGGATGGACACCCTGAGTATTTCGGCTTAGGTGGATTTATCAAAGGACTGGCCAAAAAAGTAATGCCCTCAGGTGGTATTGGAAATATGGTTCGTCGTGGTTTTAACGCCATGACAGGTGGTCAAAACGCTCGTCAATTCATGGGGCAAATGGGACGTTCTGCACTGCAAGGTGTAGGTCAAATGGCACAAAACATGGGCCAAGGTCAAAACATGGGCCAAGCTGCCCGTGCTGGATTTACCCATGGCATGGCAAACATGGATAACCCCATGGGGCGCACCATGAATGCGGTGGGTCAATCTATGATGGGTGGTCAAGGTGTGGGTAACTCCATGATGCGCGGTGTAGCGGCTGGATCACAAGGTTTTAATAACCCGATGGCCCGTGCGGCCCAAGGGTTTGCTAATTCCCATCTTCAAGGCCAAGGTATGGGCAATTCCATGATGCAAGGAATAAGCCAAGGTTCTCAAGGCATGGATAATCCGATGGCCCGTGCGGCCCGTGGTTTTGCTGATTCTCGTTTAGAGGGTCAAGGCTATGGTCAATCTTTGATGGGCGGTGCGCAAGAAGGTCTTCGTGATATTAATAATGATTATGCGCAAGGTGCGCGTGAGGGAATAAATTCATTCCGTCGGGGTGATAGCTTAGATCGTGCGGGCGCCAGAGGGCTGGCGCGTGGTCTTGAAGGTATGAGGACACCGGCTGGCAACATCGGGCGTGCTATGGCAACGGGGTACGGAAATACAGGTAGTCTAGGGCATACAGCTATGCGTGGTGTGGAACAAGGCACTGATGAGCTTGAGCAATACATGAATCGGGCGTATCCGACACCGACCCCTTAATTAAGGAGGTTGATTATGGCTGAAAATTCCAAACTCGTTCTTGTCCATGTGAAAGAATGGGAATCCAAAATGATGGATGAAATGCAAGGGGAGACTATCTTTGATGATAGTACCGGCTTACGATCTTATGCTCAACTTGGGGAACTCATTGAAAACCCTCTTTATCGTGAGATTATAGACAAAACCTTTGCGGCCACGGAAAATCCTGATAATCCACAAGCCCAAAATATCTTAGGTTTTCTTAATTCGATGCCTGATGAGCATGACAGGAAATTCCAAGAAGAACCTGCGCATGACGAACCCATTGTCAAAGATCTGGAAAAAGAAGGAAAGCCTGATAATGATCTAGTTCTGATGCCCCTAAATCTTGTTCATTATTTGGAAAAACGATTAGGTAAGCATCGTAATCCCGTAACTGGACTTCCTCAGTTTTTCCGGTGGAAAAAAGTTGGAAGATTTTTCAAGAAAGCGGCGCGGGTTGCCTTGGCGGTGGCAGGGCATGTCGTTGGAGGCCCCATTGGCGCGGCGGCCGGTGCGTCCCTTGGTAATGCCATGTTTGCGAAACACAAGAAAACGTGGTGGAAAGATGGTCTAAAGGCCTTTGGAATAAGCATGGGGGCGAATGCCTTAGGTAATGTGACAGGCATGGGGAATTATGGCCTGACGAATGGTATGCCTTTATCAAGCATGCCTGGTGCTATGTCGCAATTTGCCAGTGCGCCTTGGGAAACCCTGAGTAGTATGCCTGGAGCCGTTGGCAATATGTTTGGCATGGGTCCTGTGACCACGATTACCGGTGGTATTAACAGTGGTGCCGCTGGAGCTGGTGCCGGGGGTGCAGGAGCAGCTGGCGCAGGTGCCGGTGCGGCTTCAAAGGGAATGCTTGAATCCATGGGCGGATGGTCTGGACTTGGAAAAACCATGGCCTTGGCGAGTATTCCTATGTATATGCGTGGCAGTGCGCATAATAAAAAGAAAATGAAGCGTGCACGCGAAGAGCAAGAGCGCAAGATGGCTTTAGCTACTGAAAATATGAATCAAATGTATGATGATTCGGGTATGAATCAGGGATTAGATTTTGATCCGCAAAAGCCTTTAAACCATCCGCAAGTTAATCCCAATATTGATTGGAATGATCCGAATTTCTATGAGGGAGGCCGTGAACCCCAGTACTTTGGGTATAAAAAGGGCGGAAGCACCAATGAGTACTTTGATGGTGAAAAGACTGATTACGACAAACTCGCGCGCGAATACATTAATAAACTGATGTCAAAAAAGGGTGGTGTCGGGCTTGGAATGAGACTGATTTATAAGGGCCACCCGGATAAATTGCAAAATCTACATAGCAGGTTACTAAATGACTTTAAAAAAAGCCATGAATCGGGTCAAATGTGGAAAGATATCCCCACTTCTTCACAGCAGCAAGAATTCAAGGGTTATTACTCAGGACTAGGGGAGCCTCGCCAACTTGAGCCCCATGAGTATCAAGACTTGCGGCAAAACTTAGCTGGCGCGGCTGGTCAAAGAGCTATGGAGAATCCCGCTTATCAACCTAAGTTGCAGCGTTTTATGGATATGTACAACAATCCTCCAGCACCCTATGAAGGTGAAGAGGAAGAGTCATTTGAGCCCTATGAGTTTAGTGTAAGGGATACCGCCCGCTTTAAGCGCGGTGGGCATGTCAAGCCACGTGTTCGGCATATTCCCCCGAGTCCTAATCCGGGGTTTATCCATGGAGATGAAAAAGGCCAAGCTGACAATGTGTATACCGAGGTCCCTCAAGGTACGTATATCATTGATGCGACCACGGTTTCTGATGCAGGTGATGGTAATACCGAAGCCGGTGTAAAATCATGGCGTGATTTTTTCAGTCCTTTCAATCAAGGTGGACAAGTTAATAGTCGCCTTCCTATGGTTAAAGTCGCATTAAGTGCTGGAGAATATCCGGTGTTTCCTAATATCGTCGCTAACTTAGGGGATGGTTATATCAATAAGGGATCAAAGATTCTTGATGATATGATTGAGCGTATTCGTAAATATAAGGCTTCGAAGGGGGATGAGCTTCCGCCCCCTATTAAGCCCTTACAAACGTACTTAAGGGGAGTGTAAATGCCTAATCCGTATAAAACCCTGCTTGATGCTTTAAAGGCCGGCATACCTACTACCCCTCAGGGATGGATGGGCGCGGTTCCATATGGTGATACTCACTCCTACACCATCCTACGTGCAAGAGAAAATGTAGCGCAGGCCCTAGAAGGTAATCCAGAATTCCAAAAATTAATAAGGGCGCCGGATCCCGAAGAGGAGGCCGCTAAAAGACGCGGGGCGGCCCTGGCTGAAAAAGCAAAGGCTGATGCAGAGATACGCCAAGCTATCGCGGCTGCCAAACGCAAAGCTGAATTTTCTTATAATCCGGTGTTCGATTCTTTAATGAGTATGCCAGCTGTTAAACGAGGTCGTTTGAATACGTTGCTTCAAGAACTTCGGCCTGCGTTGGAAGAAAATCCGGAGGCCCTGCGCGGAAATCGTGTTCGCCGCAAATATAATGAGGCCATGAAAATCATGGAGGATTTTGATGTACCCCCCTCCATTCTGCGCACAGGCATGCCGAATCCCGAAGATGTAAAAACTTATGCCACGGCAAAGAATGACGCATTGGGCCTCGGAACCACAGCGGCAGCTGCGGGAGCACCGGCCCCCGAAAGAATACCAGAAGATTGGGAAAGTGTGCACACATTCCGTACCCGTGGCAGTCGCGGATCGCGTCGCAGTGATGCGTCCCGTCGTAGTGGCGCCGGATCTCGTCGTGTTCGTTTCGAAGAATCCCCTGAAGCGGCCGCTGCGGAGGCCCCGCCCCCCGAAGATTATCCTGAAGAGGGCGCACCAGCTGCGGCCGTAGGTGGTATTGGAGATCCCTCAGGAATGGCAGCGGGAGCGGCCGGCGGTGATGCCCCTGAAACCACGCTTGCTGATGAATTTGCCCGTCTTGGTTTACCTTTACCCGAAGGAGTGGATCCGGAGCTTGCGGCTTCACCTTATAGGCCTGCGCCTCGCGGTGCGCCCCCTGAAGGAGATGAAGAAACTTTATTATCAGAGGAGGGTGGAATGCCTGGAGTTATGCGCGGTCCTGTTGTACCCCCCGAAGGTTATGGAACTGATGATGAAAGTTTAGGCGCGGTGGGTGATCGCGTTCGTCGGCAAATGGGTCAATCCCGTGCCCTAAGTCTGGAATTACCCCCTTCTCAAAAGACGGATTTTGAACGTCTTAAGCGGATGGCTGGAGAAAAGGGAATTACCCCTGAAATGATTCAGGGCTTAAGCATTCCAAGTCCGACCCAGCGTACTTTGGTTCAAGAAATCAAGCGTATGAGTAAGTATTTGAACATCTCACCTCAAGTGTTTTCAAATGCGTATACGGATATGTCGGTCAAACCCATTACCGAAGAAGAGTTCACTAAGCGCGGCCGTACAGCCCAAGGCCTCCCGCAGTCCCTTATGGGAAGACGTCGCGAGCCTGCAAAGCCTCAATTTAAAAATGTAAGAGCCCATTCGGGCACATTGACAGCCGGAGATTTCAAGGATCAGCCAAAGTATATTTCAGAAGCGGGAAAATATCTGATTGAGCGCGGGCTTGAGGAAAGTCAAGACCCTTATATTCCCTATCCCGGTGAGAAAATTGCGCCCTTAAGTGATGAGCAATTAATCGCAGGTGATCTGATCAAGCGCCAAGCTACGAAACCGCAGCATCAACAACAAATGGATGAAGCCCGTGGGACGGCGCATGATTTAAGCAACTTTGATTCTCTTCAAGAACTTGAGCCTGATATTGAGCGCGCGAGTCGTCCTGCGCCACAAGGCGTTGAAGACTACATGAATCCTTATCAAGAGCATGCCATAGATCGCATGTACTCAAGGGGTTATGAGAACTTCAAGAACCGTGTCTTAGAACCCTTAGAAAATCGTTTAATCGCCAAGGGCATGCATTATGGGACCCACCGCCCTAAAATGATGGGGAAGGCATTGGATGAATTTGGTGAGCATTTAGCTGATAAAGAGGCGCAGATGCGTCAAATGGGTTTTGATCGGGCGGTGCAAAGTTCCCAAGCTGATCTCGGTCGTCGTATGCAAGGGGCTTCATTAAAGGGAACAACCCGCGCAAGGAACGTTCAACAACGCTTGGATGCATCTAAACAAATGCAACAAGGCATTTTATCTGAACAAGAGCAGAAAATGCGCGAAGCGGACTTGTTACGGATGATGGGGACGGAAAAATACAACATTGCGCAGGCTGAAAGAAACTCTAAGCTTACGGATTGGGAAGCGCAAAAAAACCATCGTCGGTCACAAACCGCTATGTTGGCTGATCTTGTTCGCGGTATTCCTGCCAACACCGCCCGATTCCAAGTATCTAACCAAGTTCCTATGCAACAAGTGGTTCCAAGTGGATTACAACAAGGGGCCGGCATGATGCAAGGTGTGGGAAGTATGTTAGCTGGAGGCCGAATGGCAGAAGGGGGTTCTGTACAACCCTTAAGTAGTCAAGAACTTGCTCAGCAACATCAGCAAGCAATGGAAAACATGGCTGGCAAAGTTGAAGCCTCAAAGGGCTCACCTTTTTGGGATTTCATGGCCCAAATGGGCTTTAATATGGCTGGAAACCCTAATCCCAATACCATGATGGCGTTGGGTCAATCCGCTAAAGAAGCGTATCCAGCTTTTCGTCAAACCCGTCAGGCGAATTCAGAAGCGGATATCCAAGCTGCAAACATTCGACGCAAGTTACTCGAAAGCCAAATGACTTTCCTCAAGAGTGATCGCGATGAAGGGCGCAAGGATAAGAAGTTAGGGATGGATGAAAAATTAGTCGAGGCGAAGTTAGCTGCATTAAATGCGAAAGGGGAAGCCCCTTCACCTATGGAACTCGCTCAGCTTAAGGCAGAAGGTAAGCACAATGTTTCTTCTTATGATAAGCAAGCCGCGGCTTATGACACAAATCAACAAAAACTGAAAATCCTTGAGCAAATGAAAAAGCTCAATCAACATAACGTAACTGGTATATGGGAAGGATGGACCGGCGGGAAATGGAGTAAGAGCCGAGCCGGGAGTGAAATGTTTAATAAGTATGCCAACGAATTGGCGAACCTTAAGGCCCGAGAATTAGGCGGCCGGGGCGGATCTAAGGTAATTGATCAAATGCGTCAATCAGGGCCTAACTTAGGTTTATCGGCGCAGGCGAATGCGCAAATCATTGATGCCATGATTAAAGAAACCAAAAATCAACTCAATAAAACGGGTAGGAACTTAACCGGAAGTGATTATGCGTTTCAAAAATTCATGAGAGAAAACCCCGAGGAAGCGCGCGCTATGATACGGGAAAAAATTCGTCAAAAAACCAAAGCAACAAAGAGTCCTGAAATGAAAGCGGTGCAAAATCCTGATATAGATGGATCTCAGGTCCCGCAAATAAACATAGGATAAGAAAATGTCTAATCCGTTTCTTGATAAATTATCCGTAGAGGAACTCCGGGCACTTGATGCGCAATTAGATGGTGAGTCCAATGATCCGTCTCTTGAGGAAAGATATAAAGATGCACCTGACCGGAAAGACCCCTATTCTTTTTTGGATAATCTAGCCAAGGAAGAGCGTCAATCTAAAGAGTATTGGGATTCGTTTAAAAGCCCTAAGGGGTTAGGTAAAAAAGCTTATAAATTGGGGAGAGGTGCTGTGAACGCCATTCCTGATTTAGCGGGGCTGCCAACTAATCTTTACAGGATGGCTACAGGTCGCAAGCCCGTGCGAACTCCTGTTCGCAAGGCTTTTGACTGGGCAGAAACGTTAGTTACTGGCCAACCTATACGCCCGCAAAGCCCCCAAGAACAAACCGAAGATGATTTCCTTGAAGGTGTGGGAGGCATGGCCGGCGGTGCGCCCTTAGGAAAAGCGATTGGTTTGGCGGGAAAAGCGTTGGGCAACGCAAACCGCGCATCGAAGGTGCAAAAAATAGGCCAAGCGATCACCCAAAGTGGAACTGATCCCCGCGCGCTATTAACAGGCGGCTTAGGTAATGTGGCTTCCAGGCCTATCTTGGAAAACACGCACCCTGCGGTGGGTCTGCCTCTATCTATGTTAGCTACTGCCGGGATTGGTTCAGGGGTCAATGCGATTTCAAAGAGCCACCCGATGGCCCGTTTGGCGGGTAAAGTCGCGGGCTTTGATCCTGAAAAAATGAAGTCATTTACGGCTGGCCGAATGAACCCAACACTAGCAGATGTTACTAAAAGGGATTCCTTGCGAAACTACCAAAACAAGGCATTTCACTCAAATCCGGCCAAAAAACTTGGCAAAAGATATGACGCTCTAGAAAGTGACGTTGCTAAATTATTTCCGGATGGTACAAACCCCGAACAAGCAGCCGCTATTTCCGAAGAAGCTGCCAAGACTTTCCAGAAGTATCATAAAGATCTTGGGAAAGAGAAATATCGGGCGGCTTATGATCCGCTTTTAGATGCAGGTCTTAATCAATTTGAGCCCAAGAGGGCTAAGGAATTCTTAGATAAAATTGAACGCCAAGCGGTGCGTGAGGGCACCCCTAAAAATAAAATATTTGGGAGTGAAGCGCTTCAACAAATCGTAAAGAAGATTCGGGGTGATGACCTTCCTGAATCCCTCAAAGGATTAGATTTAAAATCTCTTTCCCCAAGAGCACGTCAACAAGTTGAGGCACAACTGGGTAGTGGTAAAAATGCGCTTACATTTGGGGAGGTCAATGCCGCAAAGCATGGGCTCTTTGACCGTCTTAAAAAAATATCCAAGGGTTATGACAATCGTACAGGTGTGACCAATGAAGAGGGAATTGCCAAAGCGCTTTCCGGTGCCTTAAAAGATGACATGAAAACAGCAGGCGTAAATGTACCTGAGGATGTGGCTAAGCAATTTCAAAAGAAAATAGGGGATGCCGATACCAACTGGAGAAGATTCAAACGCGACGAAAAGGTTCTTGATCCGGTATTGAATCCTGTTATGACACCTGAGAAGAAACTAAGTAAAATCGCTTCTGATTTTAAGGACGGGGGAAATATGTTTCAGAATTTAATGAAACACCTACCCGCCAAAGATCAAAAGAAATTATTCAACCGTGTGGTAAATAACATGGCCAAACGAGATGGTGCGCCTTCGCCGAATCATTTTGGTAAGATTCTCAATAATGTGAGTGAACCTCAGCAAAAATGGTTTTTGGAAACAAATAAACGATTGAACGACGTAGACCCCACGCAATTTAAAGGTGCGATGAATGCGTTTCAAGATGTGAAAAAGCGCAAAGGCGCGATTAACACCTCAGGTACATCAATTTATGAAGAAATGTATCGTAAAGGTAAAGCGGTGCGTGAAGCCGCCACCGATGTGTCGTCAGGAAAGTTTAAAAAAGCGTGGGCAGCTTTGCAAAATGCATTGATGTATATTCCTTCTGCACTGGTGAGTAAGGGTGCACAAAACATCATGGCGAGTAAGTCAGTCTTAAATTTCTTGAATAAACCTTATCAGATTAAGAAACCCGGACAGGTACCTATCTTTTTGAACAAGTTAGATAAATTGGGCGTTCCTGAGAACAAAATTAAAGCGCTTAAAGCGGGCTGGATTGCCGGCATGAAAGGTTATCGAGGTAATCAAAGATTTCAAGATCTTAATCCCATGGGTGCTGAACCACGCATTTCCTCATCCCTTCAATCGGTTTCTAGAGAACTGCAAAAAGATCGTACGGAAAACTTTGATTACCTTCACAAAGATTGAGGAGTGTTAGTTTATAAGTGGCCAGATGTTATACATAAAACATGTTATGGCCACTTATAAGATACATTAAAGCGGCCAGATTTTAAAAACTTAAGATTCTTCCCATTTGGGGAATGTGGTAATCAGCCGCCAAGGTCAAGGACCTTATATTTACGCCCGGTGAAAACTCCGAATCCGAATGCGTATGCCCTGAAAGGACAAAGGTTTTGACGTTTTTTACCTGTCCCCAATAGCTACAATGCTCAAGGATGGTATCACCCATGACTTTAGAGGAATATAGAGGTAACAAGTCACTTGGCTTTCCCTGATAAAGGCTATTTTCTTTAAACGGGGGTACATGCGTTAAGATAATCACTTGATCATCGGCTGAAGGTTTAATGCTTTGTAATTTCTTCGCCACCATGCGGGCTTCTTTATCAGCAATCTTTTCCATCATTTTATAAACCGGATTCTCGGGGCCACATTTATCAAAATCATCAATCAGAAACCAATCACGCATTCGGACCTGGTTCCAATGTGAATTGCTTAGTCTTAGGGGCTTTTCATCCTCGCTTGGCTTAAAGCGACAATCAGCCCACCCATCACCTCCGGTTATAAAGATTTTAGATCCATCAGGTTTTTTAAGGACATGAGGCTTGCCCCGTGTGACATAATGTAAACACATGCCCGCAGGGTTAAAAATCCAATTGCCTTTAATGGCATTCACATTGGCCTGGACTCGGGATATTTTCCCATCCGCATACCAAAAATCGTGATTACCAAGGACATAATAAATAGGAATGTCTACAGCTATTTGAAGCTGTTGCAACATTGTATAAAAATGATACTTGCGATACGTCACTTTATCTGGTTTTCCGGTACTGATGTCCCCCGTAATCAAGAGAAAATCCACACCGTTTTTTTTGACCTTTGTTTTCAGTTCAGAAAAATAATCTTCAAGTTGTTTTTCATTGTAACAATCCAAATGAAGGTCGGTGAGCCATAAAGCGTTCATTTTATTTTTCCTCAAATTGATTTAGAATATTACTGCACTGACATTTTTTCCGGTCACTTTTTTGTATAAGAAATATTGCCAGCTGATGATACTTCTCGCTATACAGGGTTACATACCTCATATAGATGGTTCTCAAGGGTTCTTCTAAGTTCTTTCCACAGTCTCGGTGATGACCAAAGGATTCATGCGCACAGTAGCCACACAGGCTTCTGTCATGAGTTCTATCCTTGAGATCAAACTTACAGCGTTGAGCTGGTTGATAATCAATTCCCATAAGATCTCTATGCACGAGATAATCATTTAGACAGATCCAGCATCCACCCCCAATAAACTTTTGTTCGTGCGGTGCCTCATCTTTTTTTAAGATTTCCAGAATATCCTCGGGGAGTTTCTCATTACTTTTTTTAATATTGTACATTATTTTCACCTTTAAAATGGAGAAGGCCTTAGCATTAAACATAAAAGTGCAATGTGCATAGCCAGCAATATAAATCGATGATTTACTTCGTCTTCTTGCTCTTTGCGTTCTTGGGGAGTCTTCCATTTTTCTTTAGGAAACTTTAATTTATAAAATTCATAAAAGAAAAGTGCAGCGGCATATACAACGGAAGCCGCGGTAAAACCCAGTGCCCCCGAAACAAATAATGATACAAATAATTCTTTCATCTAATTAATCCTTATAAAAATAGTTTAACCAAAAAACAAATTATCCACACGCTTCCAGCAATAAAGATTCCTACACTCAGGACAGGAAGAACAATGATAAATAGAAACAAACCAGAGGCATAATATATATCTATACATACTGATTTTAATACTTCAAATAGCTTTATAACTAAGCAACAAAGTAATAGAGGTATAAGTTGTATCACTTCTTCATCCAATTAAAGAACGTAACGATAGCAGCTATGAGAGACATGGCGTAAAGGCAAATGGCAACTATCATGATGGGTGTCCGTTTCGTGTACAAAGAAATTAATATGGGCCGGGAATATTTTATAAATACAGTAAAATTGTAACCCAATCATAACGCTCAATAGTACGAATGAACATACAAAGTTTATGGTTTGCGCCTCTTTAATACATAAGTACATATAGATTAATAGAGCAATAGCTGCTGTGACGCACACTCCAAGAAGTAATGAAGTTAACATTCCTTATCCTTATCTATTTCATAAATGAAATTTACGGGTTCCTCTTTTTTTTCCTCAGAAGGCCCTATTTCATAAATATAATTAATGAAATCAAAGATTTCGCGTCCCGTATGATAGTTAATAAATTGCCGTGTCCCAGGGATTGGCTCTCTCTTACAGGGGTAAAGGAAACCGTAAGTCTTATAATAATACAAAGAAAACTTTGTTTTGTTTGTAAATTCCTGCAAAAACTCCAAGGTGTATTCTTTGTCCATATCTAAAGGCCATGCATCAAGGTTTTGGTAATCAAGATATTTTTGGAGGTCCGGGTTCCCATTTAATTTCAAAGGTTTATAAAATTTATAGGTTTCATTTTCAATGAGGGACTTATCAATAAAGTTCTTGAGCATGTATCCCGAACAATAGGCCTTATTAAGAGCGCCAGACGGATGATCTTTGTATCGTTCAAAAATTCTTTTACCAGTTAGACAACTTATTGAAGTCCCTTTATGAAAAACATACTGTTTCTCACAATTTAAATAATTACAAATTTCTGCCAATGAAAGATCTTGCCAAGCATCAAAGGGAAAATCTTTCAGCCCTAAAATATAATCAGAAACCAAATGTGTACGCGGCTTCCCATATAAATCCAGGGGCACCGATTTTAATTGATTATCATGAAAAAAAATTGGACCATCATGCATTTCCGCACCGCAATTTTCCTCTTCATTATCCAAATCTTTATCAACCTTCTCAATGGCTTCATCACATTCTTGTAATAATTTAAAAAGATCACCATTTACATTGCGCGCTTGCTGTGCAAATGACACCATTACGCTGACATATTCAAAGATAAAATTATCGGCTTTATCAGCTGCACTTGGGCCTGCTTTTTCTTCGGGCAACATTTGAAACATGGTGGTTAGCATAATTTTCAGAAGCTTATAGAAAGGTTCTGTGTGTGCATTGTGTGTATATGCGTCGGGGTCTTCAAAACGACTCAAGAAATTTTGGACTTCTTTGTCCCAGTCTTTAACAGTATTTCTTAAATCCTGGAGATTTTCCTCGAGGCGGTGAATATCATAATCATCTAACTTCATTTTATATGCCTTCCTTCATTTTTTATACGAACCTAATTAAGTCCATAAATGGTTCCGAACCTTTTTTCAGGTTCATATATTCATTGAGCGCTTTCAGGAAATTTTCCATTTGCCCAAAGTGAGATTCCACATCGGTTATAACCGAACAAACACTTGAAAGATCCTGAATGGAAGCATCGCGTGTATATAAGTTTTTGATCGCGTACCACATACGCATCATCTTCCACATATAATAATGGGTATAACGCATTGTAGTTCGCGTGCAGTAATACCGCATCATCAAAAGGAATTGGTTATCACCCTTACCAACAGGGCGCGCAAACAAATTATATTTTTCGTTGAATTTCTTGTAATCGTCCTGAGCGTCTAGGATAGACCTTGAGGTGCGCACCATGACATTGGAATAAAATAGGTAAGGTATATATCCGCGTCCGCACATCAACATGTCCCATGCGTCTTGGGTAAACAGATCCGCCTCAAAACAAATGTTAAACATTTTTTCATACATCTTACATTCATCGATATGAGAAGGCCCACTCCAAGTACTGCACTCAGGTAGTTCATGAAATATGGTGGGCAACATCGGTGAAGTAATTAAAAAATCTGTCTTGGCCAATTCTTTCACCAACGTTTCAAAAAACGTCATATCATTCTCATCGTGATCAACCGCAAATGAAAGGATATTATATTCTCTATCCCCCTCAACTTTCGTTAGGAGATGCGTCTTTGTTTCAAGAATATCGTGGATATGAGTCGTAAGTGCCACAGAATCCGGAAATCTAATCGCATCATTTTTAAAGGCTTCCAGAAACGAAGCAATTTTTACCCATTCCTCATCAGTAACCCCCTGTGATAAGACACGTTGAAAGGTTTCGGTTATATCGAAATCAATATCTTTTAATGTAAGATTCATTCTTTTATCCTTTCTTTGACACGATAAAACAGCACGTGATGAGGGGGGGTCCCTTCAATCCCACACGTGTGGCCGAAGCGGTGCGCTTTCATCAGTTTCATATCTATTTTATCCCCAAAGTTAATTATAGTTTTCTCAATATTATTCATTCTTTTCTGGATTCGCCGAAACCCGTGGTGGTGAGACTTAAGGGGAAGCATTCTATCACCTTCACCATTTTTAAACCGGCGCATGACTTCCGCGGGGTTGTCTGTAAAAATCAAGGTGTCGCATTTATACACACCAAAAAAATCCCGGAGAGAACAACTCCCAAACCGCCGGTCGGGGCCATATTCGAAAAACATCTGTTCCAAATTTTTATCTCTTATTAAAAGCCCGTAAGGTCGTTGGCGTTTCGGGGCTGATTCAAGCGGCACCTTCATATCTTTGAACCGCAGAATGTCAAAGTCTTCCGTAACCACGTATATATCAGGTGTGTCAAAAAATCGAAAAATAGGGTCTATCATTTTATTCCTTTTTGTTGTTATACTCATCCTGCGTCCGATTACACTTGGGGGAAAGTGTCCTTATGCTCGCTATTGTATAATAGTGACTAGGGAAATGGCCGACCACCTTCTATTCTAGAATAGGGAAGGAGTGCTGGAGGTCTCGGGTTCAACTCCTGTATGGCGCGCCAAATTTTTTACATTCCCTCATCTTCAAAACGGAAATTTTCCAAAAAGCTCTTAAGAATCCCGGTCGAATCTAAATCCTTATTATCATTGGCATGTTTCATGTTAAAAGGTGCGTGGACACGTCTTTTAAAGGGAAGTTCGTACTGGTGATATTTTTGCATCGTTAACCTCTTTTTTAATCATATTTATTGTTTATTGTCTAATTCACACTCCCTGTCAAGATAATAAAAATTTGATTTTTAATGTATACCCTTTATATTCTTATATAAAAAATGAAGTGTAGGAATGATAGAGGGACGGCCAAAGAGCAAAGGGCGCCGCAAAGAGGCGCTACACAAGCAAATCACCATTGATCGTGATGCGATGAACAAATTTTTTATCAAGCTTTCCAAATTGATGAAAGACAGTCCGATTCCGTTGGGCCAAGTTTTTAAGCATATGCGTTATTATTATCGCATGACAAATAAGGAATTTGCCGAGCACATTAACGTATCCCCGTGCGCATATTTTGCGTATGAGTTAAAAGAGCCGCAACTTAAAATGAATCTGACAAGCATGGACCGCATTGCAAAGAATTTAGAGTGTGAATTAATTTATATGCTTTTACCGAAAAAACTTGTTGAATAATTCTCTAAAATAAGCATGCTAGGCATAGCAGATATGCATCGGGAGTATAGACCGCGAAATCGCTTTCTATAACTCGGATTCCGCGGCGAATAATAAAAAGTTTCAGGGCTGGCGCACGAAAATGAAGACCAACAACCTATCGCTAATAAAAAAAGAACCCCGGGTGGTTAACACCCGAGGTTTATTAGAAAATCTAACAAAGAAAAAGAAATCCCTTGATATTGAACGACTAAACAATGAATCAAGGGAAAATAACAAAATAAACACAGAACATCTACAGAGAGCAATCTTTAGAGTTCAAGCTTTTAATCAAGTCAATGAGCAAAAGCGGTGCTTAAAAACTAAGCTTTATCCAAATCAATTTCCCCATCCAAAAGGAAAGAATCCCCGAAAGGACAGAAAGGAGGTCTTAGTTGAATAGCCCATTATATATATATACAGAGCACCTCCGTCAAGTCGAATTATTCATTTTAAATTTAATTAGCATTTCGACACACAACAGATATTTCTGGCTGCAAGACAAAATCAAGCATTCTATGTATCATGAAAGCCGCTCTATCATGGGGTATACAGGACTTGGTTATCGTCCGGCCAAGCGTGCTTTTCATACCTTGGTGACTTATCACAAATCTTTCACCGCCTATAAGGAAGCCGAAGACAAATTCCAAGGCAAGCGCTTTGCGGTATACTATCACCGTCTTTATAAACAAATGATGCTTGTGGAAAACCCTGATTACGTAAATCCAGATCCTTTCAAACGCATATGGGACACGGCCAAAACCCTTAAAAAATTTGCCCCAAAACCTCCTGCCTGTTCGAAAGATAGAGTAGATATTTTAAATTTAAAAACCCCCCTATATCCCCCCAGGGAGATACAGCCTGCTATAATTGATTTATCCTTGGAGAGGAAACGCAGACGACGGAGGTGCCCTTTGCAGGCAGACAAACTAATCGATACATGGCATGAGCTGGTTTATACGCAGATGGAGAGTTCACCGCGTACCCGGCGCACCGCGTATTTGTATGCGGATGTCCTCGATTTCTTTCAGAATGCTTGCCAAGCCAACCCGCGCTATTTCCAGCAGATGTGCGAATATATCACGCAAAGTGACTTTTTGATGGGCCGCAAAACTGACTTTCGCATCACGCTGTCGTCGCTGATGAACCTCAAGTTTTTCGCGAAGATCATCGCCGGAAATTACCATGCCAAGCCATTCCGTTACCATCCCACCCGTGAAGAGATTCACGCCGCCCAGTGGAAGGAACGCAAGGACATTGCGGAGAAGATTGCCAAAGCCTACCCCGATGCTGCGGTGCGTGAAGGGTTCCACAGGCTTACCCATCGCCTGACTCCTTTCCATTTTGACCAGTGGATTCTGCGCCCTCAGTGGGAAGTGACGCGTGAGGATGACGGCTATAGGTTTAGCTGCGCCAATGCGTTCCACCGCGAGTATGTGATGGACAAATTTGGTTACCTCATCGAAGATGCCTTCGGTATAATTTTACGGGAAGAAAATGAAAGCAATGTCGGAACAACTGCTAAGTCAAAAATTAATACGCAAACTGCTCCAGCTATTGAAGAATGTGGGCACACTGTTTCGGAACCTCAAGCAGGGACCGGAGGATAAAGTTGAGTTTGCGTGTCTCGGTTATTTGAAAATACTCACCCTTCAAAATAAGCTCCCTGCCGTGTGGTTTAAGGTCACAAACGAGGGAGCGTACAATAAAGGGGGTAACCGACCCCTGTACGGCCGCAAATTGGATTCTCAGGGCAAGATTGCGGGTATATCTGATGCGGTGATTGCAGGAAACGGTCAAACATTGTTTTGTGAATTTAAGGCGGGAAAGAATAAACAATCCCCATCGCAAAAAATATTTGAGGAATGGGCGCAGGAAACTGGTAATTTGTATTATTTGGTTTATTCTTTAGATGAATTCAAAGAAATAATTTTCAAACATTTTGGAGTAAAAGACTAATGAATCTTGATGAAAAACTAATTTTATTCATTAACAATATAAAGACTTTTGTAAAGGAGTGGGCTGACAAGGAAAAGCCGCTTGATTATCACGCGCGTTATGAGCTTTTGGTACCTCCCCACAATGATTTGTTTATGGATTTTCACACCCATGTGTATTTGTACAAAAAATCTTTAACAAAAAAAGCTTTAGGTCAAGAACTTGATTTATTAAAATTTAGTAAGTGTGATTTTTTGCATAATGCACTGCAGAATGCGCCAGATGAGATGGAAACCTTTTTTGATGAATCCACCTATTTTGGAAGTAATCCTGTCCCTGTGCCGGGGTTTGACTGGCGCGTATGGGGGAACGCGATTTCCTTAGGAATTGAAATCCATGCGACCAATGAAAATGATTCCACGCCTAATCAACCCACCGCTGAAAATAAAGAACAGTTTAATGAGCGCTTGGCGGATATTCGGTTAATTTATAAACAAATCATTGAAAAAGCCGGTTTGCGCGGTCTTTATATGGGTCCGAGTAACCTTGTTCAAACGATGTCCACGGAGGTCAAAGATATTTTTACGCGTAAGGACATTAATGAATACTTTCAAAATGAATTTGAAAAAGCTTGATGCCAAAGCATATAAGCTACGAAGTCGAGAATCGTCCTGAAATTGATGTAAACAATCCTCCCAAGCGGTGGTCTCATCAAAAGTACGAAGCGCGCGAAGAATTACTATTCATGCCTCGCGATATGTTAGATTTGTTTACGCGGATGTGTAAAACAGCCGAAGTTCCTTTTAATGAATTGATTCAAGATATGGGATATTTTCTAATGAGTTTAATGTATTGTAAGCAAGAAGACATTGAATACACGGTTGGTCCACATTTTTTTAAAAAGTATTTACGAGAAATAGAAGAATATCAGGGAGGAAATCTTGAAGCACGAAAATACACTGACGAGTGAAGAAAGAAACTATATTGCGTTATTTAACCAAATCAAGGATGTGCGAACCTTGGTATTCCCGGAATGGGAAGTTTTTTATCGCGAAGGCTTTAAGGTCAAAGACCGGTTCCTCTTGACGAAAAAGGTGTGGCGCTTATGTGTTGAGCGGACAGGTCCGCATAGTATGTACACCCCCCAGCCTAAAGAGAGTTTGTTTAACCTGACGATTGTCGTGTTAATCCTCGATCAACCTTATGAAGGTGAATATAACGAGGAAAAAGATAAAAAGTGGACTTCCAATCTTTTTTACGATGAAGCTTATCAAGATTTAAAAAACCACCATGAAATGCGCGGTGATGTCTTCATTATGGATTATAAGATGGAAAGGATTTTCCGGAAACTGGAGGCATTGAAGTGACCAAGAAAACCACGCGCAAAGCCATTAATCCTGAAACACCAGTCACCACAGTGCATACCCCTCACCAAGTTGATGAAGTGGAAACATCTGAACTGGTGCCTTTAAGTTATTTCAAAACAGGAAATGTTAGCAAATACCTTGAACACAAAACCATTATTAATATATGGAACCGTCTTCTTAAAATGGCAGCTTCGGGAGAATTTACTGCCATTCAATACGTCTTAAATCGATGTTTACCGCCCCAACGTAAAGGCGCGCCCATACCTATTAAACTAGGCCCAATGAAAACATTAGATGATGTGGACCGGGCATTTGACAATGTTGCCCGTGGAATTGAGCGCGCAGAAATTAGTCCCGAGGAAGCCTTAACTACCGCACGTTTCCTGGTAGAAAAAAGAAATACACTCTTTTCCCGGGATGTTTCTCATAAGTTTGACGATGTCTTTGCCGAACTTACAAATAAAGGGCTCATATCTTCTCGAGATGACTAAAATGTAGTATACTGTAAATAAACGAGGGTTAAGGCTATGTATAAATTTCGTTTATTTATAATAACTATTTCATTATTCTCATCATTATTTGCCAGTGCTGTGACTGTGCGTCGTCCCGCACATCATCGGAAAGTGGTTAAGATTTTATCGGTAGATGGGGGCGGCGTGCGCGGTGTCATACCCACGCTTATTTTATCTGCTATTGAAGAGCGTTTAGAGAAGAAAAATAGCATTCACCATTGTTTTGATATTATGGCAGGCACGTCCACAGGTGCGCTCATTGTTTTGGCTTTGAATGTGAAAGATGAGAAGGGCTTGCCGAAGTATTATCTTACAGACATTATGGACTTGTACGAAACCTTGAGCAATCAAGTCTTTGCGCGTAGTTGGGCCAAATGGTTTACGAGTTTGGGTGGCTGGCGCACGGCCAAGTACGACAGTGAGGTATTAGAAGGATTTTTGGCACGTTTCTTTTTAGATGCGAAGTTATCGGAGACTTTTAAGAAAGTCTTGGTACCTGCTTTTAATTTGACATCGCATAAAATGCATTTTTTCCGAACGACACAGGCGCGGTTATTTCCCTTGAAAGATTATTTTCTCAAGGATATTGCGCGTGCGACTTCGGCGGCTCCGACATATTTTGAAGCCGCACATCTTTATAACCATCGTCAGACCTATAATGCGTATTTCATTGATGGGGGTGTGGGCATTAACAACCCGACAATCTCGGCTATTGTCCATGCCATTGAACTGTATGGTCGTAACAGCATATTTTTTGTGCTCTCTATTGGCACGGGAAGCTCTAAGTTTTCTTTTGAAGATAATGTTAAGGTCTTGAAAATGCCCATCAAGAGCATGGGGAAAATCGATTGGGCACCGCAAATTGTAAATGTATTGATGGATTCGGTTAGCGATGTGACTCACTATCAAGCGAGTGTAGGTTTGCCCCCGCGGTATTATTATCGGTTGCAAGTGCATTTGCCAGCAGATTTAATGCAAATGGACAACGGAGATCCCGAGAACTTGGCGCATATTAAGAAATACGTCGAAAAGTTTATTATTAAAAACAATAAGGTCTTAGATAAGATCGCGACGATGTTAGACCGGGATGATCAAAGCCAATTAGATAGTATCCAGTCTCGGTTTAAGGAGACCGTTTTGTCTGAAGTTGAGGCAGCGAACAGCCAGAGTACTTCATAGGTACTTCGTCTTCAAAAAGAATAATTGCTACAGCTTTGGGTGTCATATCTAAGGCTTTAGCCACGGCGCGGATATGATCTTCATTGATACGCCGCTCATGGTTTTCTAACCGCGAAATGAAAGATTCTGATATACCAGTGCGTTTAGACATTTCCCGTCGGGTAAGGCCTGCGGACATGCGCATATAATATAGTTTTGTTTTTTTCTTCGCACAGACAACAATCGGCATTATTTTGAATCTTTCTTGGTGAGTTGCTCCGGCGCACAGCAGGTGTGGGCGCACTGGATTTTTTTTTTGAGTTTCATGAATCCATGAAGAATCGCCTCACCTATGACAAGAATTCGTCCGGCGAGTTTTTCAATGAACGATTCATGTATGATTTCTTTATCGATTTCATTGACGATTTCAAAGAAGTGTGTTTCAAGTTTTTTGCGTGTCGCAATCAACTGCGAGGTTTCTGCGATCTGTGGCTTTAAATTAATTTCGACATAGTAATGTCCGGCCAAGGTAGGAATAAGCTCTAAGGAGACTTCATAAAGTCCTTTTCCACACTTTACGAATTCTTTGAGGGTTTTTTTTTGAGATTTACGCATACGATTGCGTAAGAAGCTTTTAATTATATACGTCACTGCGTCCGATTTATAATCGGGAATATTATCTTGGGATTTCATTGGTCAACCCTTGGTATAACTTTATTGATATCTTCAATTTGCGCATAGTCCCATCGTTTATGATGGCCCATCTGTACAGAGGGTTCAGGGAATAAGCCTTCTTTGATCCCTTTGATGAAAAGGTACCGGCTTAGCCCGAACATCTTAAGAATTTCTTTTTGTTTGTAGTACCGAAGGTTTTCAATCATTAGAAAACATTTAAAATGTCCTTAATAATAATAAAAAAACACAAAAGATGTCAACGGTATTAAAAAATGATTACTTTTACTTGAAAAAATTCAACATCCATTTTTCCTTAGCGTTTGAGAAAGATTTGCGCCGCCATTATAAGGATATGTTCTTTAAACAGTTAGAATCTCACAAGATGTTTTTATACATCACATCAGATGGAAGACTCTCGATGCGCGAGGCCTCTTTATATATGGGGGTATCGAAAAAACATGTGCTTCATCTGGTAAATACCCATCAGATTCGTGCGGTGCGCTACAAAGGATGCGGGCCTTTTGTATACGTCCATCATTTAAAGGAATATATGGAGAAAAATCTTGACAGGTTAGGGGTTGGCAACAATAATAAAAAAAGATTAAATAGAAAAAAGAAATGAGTCAAATAGAGCTTTTCAAGGCGCTTCAACGTATCCAAGGTAAAGTCAAAAATATCGCGGCCACCGAAAAAGTCAAAAACTTTCGTGGTGAATTAATTTATTCATATGCATCCTTAGGGGATGTCGTAGATTACATCCGACATATTTGTAATGAAGAAAAAATAGGATTTATGCAATTACCCATCACGCGATATCACGGAAATGAAATCTGTGCGGGCACGCGGACAATAATTTATCAAGCTGACACAGAGGGTGCGGTGTTGGAAGATGAATTTGTATTGCCCATGTCAGTTTTAGTAGAAATGTACCAACTAACCTTACGTGATAAAGAGGGAAATCGGAACAAAAACGCCGGGGCCACGTCTTTTTATCAATTCTTGGGAGTAGGCGACACCTACATCAAGCGTCGCGCTTTATGTTCTGCCTTTGGCGTTGTAGCCGAAGAGGATACCGATGGGGCTGTTTCGATGCCAGCGTCTAATCCTTCGTATAACGCACCGCCTTCTTATGGAAGTGCTGCCCCTCGTTCACCATCGTCTCCTGCTAGTGCGCCTCCTTATAACCGCGCCCCCCCGCAAGAAGGGACGGCAGATGCTTTGGCTTCGGCAGCTCGGCGGAAGTTCCTTGATGTGTTAATGCCCAAAATGACGCCCTACCACAAAGAGCGCTTGAAACAGATTATGTTGGACTATCAAAACCAAGGAAGCAAATGTAGTGAGCCTAAGTTTTTGAAATCCCATTGGTTCTTGGACGCGCCTTTACAACAATTAAGTAAAGACATAGAAGCATTCGCGCAAAATCCCACCGCACCCCCGCCTCATCCAGGTCCCGAAGATGACGTGCCTTTTTAACTATTAAGTCTCGCTTTTCAAGTTTAAAATCCCTAGTATTAAATAAAAAAAATACTAGGGAATGAAAAGTTTTACCAAATATTATTCACAAATTAAAAACCTACGCCGTCTTTCTCAAAAAATCGGTGGGGAGGTGCTCGATGAGGAATTACTCAAAAAAAAGAAATTAGCCGAAGACAGTTTTTACGAATTCGTTAAATTGATGTGGGGTTACAGCGGTGCGTCGGCCCCGTTTGTAGACAACTGGCATATGAAAGCTAAGTGTGACCACCTACAGGCGGTGTGGGAAGGGCGCATCCGTTATTTAATCATCAATGAGCCACCCCGTGTGGGGAAATCCCTGGTGTGTTCAGTATTATGGCCCTCCTGGGTCTGGGTTAAAGACGCGGCGCGGCGTTTTATCACCACCAGTTACAGCGAAGACTTAGCTAGCCGTGATACAAAATTCGCGCAACATTTAATCCGCTCACCTTTATATCAAAAGTTTTGGGGTAACGACTTTGCGTTACGAGAGAAACAAGCGTGTTTATTGACCAATGATCAGGGGGGTATGCGTCAAACGGCGGGTCTTGGCGGAGGTATCACGGGCTATGGTGCTTGGTGCGTCATTGTCGATGATCCCAACAACGTAAAAGGTGTTGAAACCAAGAGTACGCGCGACAGTACAAATATGGTGCTCGGTGCCGTTATTCCTACGCGACTTGACAACCAAGAGAAGGGGGCAATCGTCATTACGCAGCAACGTACTCACACTGAGGATGGCAGTGGTTATATTCTTTCCAAAGGCATGGGCCACGTGGTTCATTTATATTTACCAATGTTATTTGAAGAAGATCATCGGTGTGTAACAATTCCGTTAAAGGATGGGGATAAACCCTGGACAGATCCACGTACTTATGAGGGAGAACCTCTATGTAAAACACGATTTCCGGAAAAGAGTATCAATGAGATTCGCGAAGGTTTGCCGGGCGAGTATTATTGGGCGGGCCAGTATCAACAGCGTCCTGCCCCTCAAGGCGGTGGGATTATCCGCACCGAATGGTTTCGCAGTTGGGAACAGGATGATTACCCAAGTTTTTACTTCACATTTCAGTCATGGGACACGGCTTTCACGGCCAGCGAAGCCAGTTCCTATTCCGCGTGCACGACCTGGGGGTTATTCATTTATGAAGGCGTTCCCAATGTGATGCTACTTTCTATGTTTAGGGATAAGTTGGTTTATCCTGATTTACGGCATATGGTGAAGAGATTGTATTACAACTATCACGATATTTATTTCGATGATCCCATTGAAACAGATGGGCCTGCCCCGGACATGCTTATGATTGAAGAGCGCGCGAGTGGTTATACGCTGATCCAAGATTTAAGAGAGCTTGGCATTGGGGTGACACCTTTCAATCCCAAGCGCAAAGGATTGTTGGATTCGTCGAAAGAAGCCCGTGCGGCCATTTCTTCGCATTTGATTGAGGCCGGACGTGTATGGTTACCCACGCACCGCGCCCAAGATAACCCGGAAGTCTTTGTTTATCCTGCATATGTGAGAGATTTCTTGAGTGCGGCTGAGTTATTCCCACGTTCGGATACACGGGATATTGTCGACACCATGAGCATGAGCTTACTGTGGTTAAGGGAACGCCAAGAGTTGTGGAATCCATTGGACGAATAAAATTTATTGACAATGAGTAAGTTCCTGGTTATCTTTGTCACATATTAAGAAATATGATGAAAAATGAAATCAGGTAAATTTATAGAAATCCAAGAGGTCAAGCCTCACCACACGTTTCCGAACTATGAAACTTTCGAACAAAAAATCCAGGATGCGGCAAATCACCGGTTTATGAAAGACCGCACCGAACGCACTTATTTAGACTATTTACATGAATATTTAGTTGTAGTTAAGGAACTTATTAAAGAAGAAGTTGAGAAAGTTTCACCATTCAAAGAGCTTGTGGATAGTTTAAAGATTTCTTACTTGAAGGTAAGCCAACTTTACCCGTTAACGCCACGTGAATTTGCTCACTATTACGCAAATCGGGAAGAAGCACCTGCACAATTGCTTAAGGTTTTATCGCTTCTCAATGGAGTTATGGAAAACGGGCCTTCTGAGGTTCATGAGTTTATGGAGCAGCCTCATGGGAAAAGATAAAGAAACACTTAGGAAATATGAGGCATTATATGAGCAATTTTCGAATGAGATAGCTGCAAGCGCGCATCGTCCATCCCCTTCTTATCAGGAGATTGCGGAACGGCAGTTAGAAGATCTTAAGAAGTTCTTTGAAGATGAGTTCTTGGCTTCACCCGTTCATTATAAAGAGCCGCCTAAAGAGCCCACAGGCCCTCCTACTGGTTTTGTCGAGTTATTTAATGTACTGCGTATAACTTATACGGATTTGCAGAAATTTTATCCAATAACATCAGCGGAATTTGATGCGTATTATAAAAATGAAGAGTTAGCCCCTAAACAATTAGTAACACTTTTGAGGTTAATTTTTGATATAGGTACTGATTGTGAATGCCCTGTTTTTATAAGTGATCTATTAGAAGATAAATAAGAAAGAATTAACATGTCAGAATACACTCATAATTATTATAATAATGTGGCTTTGATATTACGAATTCGTGGAATTAAGTCCGCTGATTTGGCGCGGTGCTTAAACTTATCACATTCATATATTGTTCGTGTGGTAAGCGGTGAGAGAAAAATCACGGATACATTGCGCGAAACCATTAGTGATGCGTTAGGTTGTGCACCCGATGTCTTAACTGATGAAGAATTCCCGGATAAAATAGCGAAACATTTAGAAGGATTATAAAATGATAGAAAAAATGAATACAAGCAATTTAGTGCGTTTGAACATAACCATTCGCATGAAGCTTTTAGGTATAAATCAGACCAATTTATCTGAAAGGACAGGTATTTCGTGTGCGTACATATCCCGTTTAATTGGTGGATACCGACGATTTAACGAGGAGTTATTAGAAAAAATCGCTACCGCTTTAGAATGCGATGTTCAAGATTTATACGAAGCTAACTTGCGAAAAATGTGTGAGAAGGATGGAACGCCGGAAGATGTGGCGCTTTATGAGTATCTCGCAAATAATTCAAAGTTCATTTCAAGCTTAAGGTAAAGTATGTTTGTCCAGTGGAATAAAGAGTTAGCGTGTGCACTTTCTGATGCATCGTACGCCTTAGGAAGATTGATACGTTGTGTAAAGCATTCACCCAATATCCATAGCCTTTATAATCTTTTTTTAATTCAAGAGGGAACAAATGCCGCATGGCTGGATGGGAAGAATATATCGTTTGCTGAGACATGTATGTATCTGGGCGATACCTCTATTGAAACATTTTCAAAAGATGTAAAGTCTATAGATGATTACTTAAGTGTGACAGATGGCAATCAATATGTATTAGACGATAAAAAGTATTTCCAAGATATACTGTCCGCATTGAAGATTAATTGTTTTGATAAAACAGAAAAGAACACCCTTGATTTATTGTTTCTGTCTTTTTCAAATCAAAAGCGCGTTCCTGATCAGCCGCTTGTTATTAAAATGGCTATCAATTACTGGAATGCCTTCAAGCTTATTGGCGAAAAACCATATTGCGATCGCATTGTTTCCTTGTGGCATAACAGATTAGTAAATACGACCAACAGATCAGATGTGCTCACCATGGGAATGAGCAAATTCTTTACGCTGTCAGGTAATAACCTTATTTATCGCACGTTTAAAGAAGGTCACAACAAGGATTTCCAACCGTGGGTTAAGTTCTTCTTAAGCGGTGCGCTGTGGAGTGCTAATTATTATGTAAAAAGCTTAGATAATAGTGATCAAGAAGCGTCGTATTTATTTAAGAAGTATGGACATAAAGTCCGCGAAGGAATCACATATACCTTACAGTGGCTTCTGAGTAATCCTTATGTGCGTGTTTATAATCTTTGCGAGACATATAATTTATCTTATAGCACGCCCAATCGTATCTGTAATAAAATGCTAGATGGGGGAGATTTACAATATGCCACCTTGCAGAAAAGAGACCGGGTGTTTGTAAGTCCAGCGTTGCTAAGGATATGGCAATAACTTCGTAAAAATAAGAAAACCGATTCTTACGTAGGGAGAAGGAACATTAAAACTTTACGTAAAAAAAAGGCCCGCTCCTAGCAAAAGCGGGCATGCATACAAAACACTCTTGAAGACTATACTAATATAAGGATAAAGACAATGGCTGACGAGTATTTAACCACAAAGGAATTAGCTAAACGCACAGGATTAACTTGCCGGTTTTGGCATAACAGGAGATTCACGGGTGATAGTCCACCTTATATTCAAGTTAGTTCTCGTGCGGTGCGTTATCGATGGTCAGAGGTAGAGAAATGGCTTAAGGACAAAGAAGTTAAGGCAAGCACTTAATCAATATGAGTTGGTAAAAAGTCAAAATGACATTTCACCTCCCCAAATTGACAAAATCTAATTAAGTGCTGTTAACCATATCAAATGCCAGATCACCAAACTGGAAAAGCTTAAATTGGTGATGTTTCAAAAAGGGATGCGCGCTAGCGAACATCCCTTTTTTATAATTATAAAAAAAGTTAATTATAGGGGTTGACGTTGTCAATTAATTGCCATACAGTATAAATATGACAAACAAAAGATAGGATAAATCAAATGACAGATTACATACCAAACGACCAAACAATTGAAACGCCTGCAGAACTATTAGAGGAATACTGGTTATTCGAGGGCGCGGAATCATTACCCGAAGTGAAACATGTCGACTACGCAGCCCTGCGCGCTCAAATATATAAGACATTAAGCGCCCTGCAGGATATCGGTGCAGAATGGGATGATTCGTTTAGTTGTATGTGTGAGTTCCCTAAGTATTTCGATAATTCATTCTTTAATGAGATAATAAGGCCTTGGGGCAAGAAAACAAAAAATATCCTTCAACATGCACGGGAAGAACTTATAGAATCTTTTGTGAGTGCTATAAACGCAGATTCGACGCGTGAGGAAAATATTGTTTTACTAAAAAACATTCAGGCGCAAGTGCACCAATTAAACGGAATGCTTCAACCTATTAGAGAGAAAACACGCGGGCTATACCATGTGGTGGAACGATTCCATGATTTCACGATATAGCAGAAGGGGGTGTGGAACACTCCGGGAATTCCGGACAGTTCCCTTTGACTTTCTTACGCTTGAGGTATATACATTTTGTGTTTAGAGCCTTCTAAATGTTTTTAACTGGCCCCTGCACCAACCGCGGGGGTCTTTTCTTTATAAATCCCGTTGACTTAATTTCATTATTATATAATATAAACTTACTTAGAACACACTCCAAGGTTTGAATCCTATCGAAATGTCATTGTGTGTTCTAGGTTTACTTTTATAAGATCTCTTAATCCTTATAAGTATCCAAAAAAAACTGGGATGGGGCTGCAGAACATTTCGCAAAAAATAAACGCAGCCCTTTTCTCGTTAAATTACTAACTCATCCTCGTCATTTCTTTTTATTTATATTACAATTCTTTCCATAAATATTTTAGGGAACCCATGGAAGAATTTCAAAATAATGCTGATTTTGACGATCAGGAAACACGCGCCCTTCTTGATGAAGCAAGCAACGAGGCACAAATGGAAGCGGCCAGCAGCGGGATACCTGACATAAACCCCCATGAGCTAGAAGAGGACGAACATAAGAAGTTACGCGAAGACTTTAACGCGAACCTAGTTTATTTAATGCTTGATGAATTAGGTGAAGGTGAAGTAAAACGCTTTGGCTCTGAAATCCTTGAAGCGGTGGAAAAGGATGAAGAACACCGCAGTCAATGGGAAGAGACCTTAAAGTCAGGTCTAGAGTTATGTAATCTGTCCGAAGAACGGGTGTCGACTCATTCTATTGAAGAGTTAAGTTCAAGCCCTTTTGAAGGTGCATCCAAAGCCTATTCTTCTAAATTCCTATTAGCCGCATTAAACTTCGTAGCCTTAGCGCGTACGATTCTTCTGCCCACCGATAAGATGTGTAAGATAAAATCCTTTGGTAATGAAACCGAAGAAGAAAAAGATATATCTGAGCGCATGGAACTCTACTACGATTATTATATCTATCGCGAGTGTAAAGAGTTTAAAGCTGAGTTAGAAAAAGCCATGTTATGGGCGGCACTTGCGGGAAATGGATATATTAAAGTTATTCCAGATGCGCGAACGAACCTACCAAGTATAGAGATGATCTCGCCTTTTAATATTGTCGTGCCTGAGACCGCCAAGACGTTAGAGACCTCACCGCGTGTAACGCACATTATGTATTTATCGCAAAAAGACCTGTCAATCCGCATGAATCAAGGGATTTATCGCAAGGTTGATCTCAACACCCCTGATGATTTAGAGGATGGTCCTGGTAATGATCTTACCCAAAGTCACGAAAATGACGAGCTGTCCCCAAGTTATAAAGTAATAGAAATTCATATAGATATAAGTCTTCCATCTAATCGTGATGAACGCCGTAATAATTCTAAAGAAGTGTGGAAGGATACACCTCGCCCCTATATTATTACGATCGAAGCAAGTTCTGGTGAGGTGTTAGCGGTGCGTCGTAACTGGGAACAGGACGACGAATTAATGAAGAAGAAAGAGTACTTCGCGCGCTTTCCCTTCTTGCCTGGGGTGAGTTTCCATAATCTCGGATTAGCTCATGTGGCAGCAGGTCCTACCATTGGCGCTACTAAACTTCAACGTCAATTAATTGACTTATCGACATTACAGAATAATCCTGGAGGATTCCGGACCAAAGGGACAATTCGCGGGGGTCATAATGATTTTGACATTGATCCATTAAAATTTAATTCCATTGATACCTCACAGCATAATAGTGTCAGGGATGCGTTCCAACGATTCGAGTATCCTTCACCTTCACCCGTTACGTATCAAATGAAGCAGGACTTAGAAGAAACGGTTATGGAACTCGGTACACTAGTTTCCTTTACCCCTGAGAACCTGCCTGCGAACATGCCTGCCACGAGTATGCTTGCGGCTATTGAGAATGCCACACAGCCGCAAAATGCGGTGATTCAAAGATTCTACAAAGGAATGAGTGAGATCTTTGAAATTATGTTCCGCATCTTCAGGAATAGCTTACCTGATGAACCGTTCTATTTTATGAGGAATGAGAAAGCTTATATCTCAAGGAATGACTTCGCGATTGATATGAATGTGATTCCCACCGCCGATCCGAATGCGAGTTCAAAACTTCAAAGATTATTAAGATGGCAAGCGGTGTTTGATCTCGCGTCTCAAAACCCGGATTTACATAATTGGAAAGTCATATATGAAAATATGTATAAGGATATGGGAATCCAGAACGTTGATCAAATTCTGGTTCAAGAACCTGAGGTTGTGCCGTTAGATCCGGTAACCGAGAATTATAATATGATGCTGGGTCAACCCGCGAAGGTGGGAGAGGCCCAAGATGATGACGCACATATGGCGGTGCATCAATTAATTCTTATGGACCCAAATGTAGCCGAAGACAAAAAAGCAATTGCGATGGCTCATGTTGGAGAACATCAAGCCAGTAAGATGAGGAAACAAATTCTGATGACAGCAGGGATACAACTACCACCGCAAGAGGGAGATCAGCCTCAACAATTAGATCCAGAGATGGAGAATCAGATAGCCATGGCTGCCGCACAGGCTTCACAGCAGCTACAAGAGCAACTTCAGCAGCAAATGGCCCAAGCCCAAGGTCAGAACCCTGAAGATCCCAATGGCGCAATGGCACAAGCACTTATGCAGAAGAATGAGCTTGATGCTCAACATCAACAACAGAAATTGATATTTGATACCGAAAAACTCCGTGTTGAAACGGAGAAGCTTCGTCGTGCTGATATTAAAGATCAAAGAGAATTTGAAATTAAGATGAAAGAATTTGAATTAGATAAAATTGATCTTCTCAAGAGAGAGACGCAAGACGATGAATCTAAAGACTTAGATCTTTATAAGATTGTTCTTGATTATCAATCGAAGATGGGAACCTATCCGCCGTCGCTAGCTGAGGTTATGAGTAATATTGATCCTGAGGATTACAAGAGGAAAATCGATGAAGGTGAGATCCTTGAAGCCGTACAGAATCAAGAATTTCCCGAAGAAGAGCAATCAGAATTATCGGAGGAATATCAAGATTTGCCGCCGATTGAAGAAGGTCAAGCGGAAATCCCTTCATCAAATTTAGAAGAAGTTGACAACGAAGAATTACCTGTTAATTATGAACAAGGTCAAATAGAAAATTAAATATGATAAAAGAAAAAGCGCATAAAGATCCTGAATTTTCCAGTGAGATGAAGTGTTCAATCGAAAATGAAATCATTGCAAATGATATTAAATATTCAATAGAAATTAATATAAATAAGGATTTCAGGCGCATTGTTATCAAAGAATTTAGATTCGATCCCATCGATAACGCGTATGGGCCGAATGGAATGATAGAAAAAAAGTTAAATACTGATACTGAAGACATTTCCCTCATTATTGATGATATTACATCTATTGTTCAAGCATTCACCGCTGGAACGGGAATAGCAGCGCACGAAAGAGATTATTTAATTACGGCAATTGCTAATTTTCTTTCTAAAGTAAAGCCATTAATCAATTATAAGCATATGAAATTTCAAGTTGTTCGGGCTGGATTATTGAAAAGAACTTCAAATGAAGGGATGGTAAGAAGTGAGGACCTACCAGAAGTGGAATCCGTTGCGATTTCAGAAGAAAATTTAGAACATATATTCAATATAGGGTGTAAATATTTAATCGGAAGGGATATGGAAAGGGATGAGGCCGAAGCAGTTAAATGGTTTCGGTTAGCAGCTGATAACGGACATGCGCAATCTCAAGAGGAGCTTGGAAGGATGTATGAGTTTGGGAGAGGGGTTTCAAAAGATATAGCTGAGGCAACCAAATGGTATAGTCGAGCTGAAAACCAAGGCCGTGGCGCCGCTAAAGAAAGACTTAACGAACTTCTTTCGTTTTCAAATTTAACGAAGGGAGAGAAATAGAATGGAAGAAAAAGAATGCGTCAAATTAATTGAAGAGATATCTCAAAAAATTTGGGATTTCCTGAATAAATCCAATTGGACAGTTAATGAATATCGTAATGCTGCGGCGTCCAAATCTTCAAACGACAAGGATGTTTTGAAGCTTGAATTAAAAGTTGAAAACATCCATTTGCCTTTTAAACTCATATGTATTCTGGCTAAAGATAAAAGCTTTTCCCACACAGTGGCTGAAACAGATGATTTACCTTCTGATTCCGAGCAATTTTATTATCATAAACAAATAGAAGCAGTTATGGCCGAAGTCGTGCTTCGACTAATCGAATTAGAGGAAAGAATGAAGGAGAAAAAATGACAAAAGAACCAGATATGAAAGTATCCCAAGAAATCATAGAAACCCTTGATCTGGAAAATATTGGTGCTGCAAAAGCCTTATTAAGTTTTTTGAAGGAAAATAATTGGACGATTGAAGATCTAGTCAACGCACCGCAATTAGATCCAGATAAAGAAGATTATAAGGAAATCGCGCTTGGTGTTATTGTTCCCAAGCTAAATCATCATCTTACTATTCTCTATAGAATTGCTACAGATAAAAGCGCAGCGCAGATAGGTACGGTATATGGCGAAAATGAAACGCTGAGTCGTCAAGAAATTGGAATAATATCCGAATCTATTATACTAACTATTACCCGCCTTGCGCATTACCTCAATAATAATAATAATAATAATGATGATGATGATATGGATATATGTGAAAGCAAAAATGCTTTTGCAAAGTTTGAAAGTCAGCCTAATCACTCCCTGCGAGAAGGTGTGAATCAGCTTAAAGAGTTTTTGGACGAACAAGGAATGTCCGTTGAACAGTTTACGGAATTACCTGATTTTAATAAAATCCCAAATACAGATATGGATATAGATATTGTAAAGCTAGAGTGTGAAGCGAGAACTTCAAACTGTGAAAATAGTTATTTTATAACTTTCGCGATGACAAAAGACAATAAATACACAGATATCTCTTTACGCTTTTCTGATCCTAAGGATGGAACCCTTTTCAATACAGAAGTCGGATTCTCTATCGCTCATGAAATGATAGAAGGCGTAAAGAAATATAAGACGCTTCATTAATGTTATCATAGGACAAATATAATGAAAAAACTACTTATATCCACTATATTAGGAAGCACCGTCTTGCTGGCTTCTTGCAATGATCAAGAGGAGAGAGAGCCAGAGCCCTTAAACCCCAATGATATAATTTTACAACTCCCATCTGAGGATGAAAGTGTATTGCCTGGTACAGAACCATCTACCGAAGAAGAAGGGAAAGAGGAGGAATGATTTTTAAAATCATTGAAAACCCTAGTGTTTAAAGGGGTTTCCGGTCCTTATAAAGATTGTGCCACTTATAAACCAATTATACTTGGCACAATCTTGTGCGTCCCACCCCTCATCTGATCAACATAAAGTTACATAAGCAGTAACCTTATGTATGATTTTATCTCATTTTTAATCTTATTTATTAATAATTGACAAGACAACAATCTGCCGATATGGTAAAAACAATTCAACCGAATTATTTTTCATGAACAACGTATTACGATTATTAGGGGTCGCGTCATTATGTTTCTCACCGGCCTTATATGGCTCATCACCTCCCAATATGAAAAAAGAAATACCCAAGTTTCAGATGTTGAAACAATGGATATCAGACCACCACTTGATTGATAACGCAGATATTCCTCATATTACTGAAATCACTGTAAGGCCTGATTCTATCTTTGTAATTATCGAAGATGGAGAAGAAACAACCATAACTGAAATACAGGATGAAGAATGAATAAAACCACAGAAAAAGATATATATAAAATAGAGTATAAAAATAAGGATTCCAGTATTTACTTTAAATTTGATATAATTTTATCACATGTTGTTATTGATTGTAATATAAAAATAAGTAATGATTATAAGGATGAGTACTATGGAGCTATTTACATAAGTATAGAGAGAAATGAAGAAAATACGGTCAAAGTTGCACCTTATTTTACGTACGCTTCTTTTTTTATTGAAATGAATTACGATGGTATGGAAGGAGAAGTAAGGGGAGTTCGAGAATATATTATCAACGAGGTGGAGCGTTTTTATTCCGGTGTGCCAGCTGTAGAGTGTATTAATGCTTATGTTGATAAAATACTCTTTTTGATTCGAAGTAAGGTAAGGGAAGCAATTAAATTATATGAGCCGCCTAAGATAAGTAATTTATCTGATGAAAGTTTTGTCATTCTGGATATGCCGTCCAGTGAACATATAGATGAAGAGAAAGGGAGAAGTGATCGGGAAAAGGTAAAAAAATTATTCTCTGGAGATTATAAACCATAAGTTTATTTAGGGAGGAAAATTAAACTTAATTGGAGATGAAAAAATGAAAACTAAGTTACTATTTGCCCTACCCTTAATTACAAACTTACTTGCATCTGATTCTGATTATAAAGAATGTGAAGATTCGTTATCGTTACCCCCTGTAATTGTCATGAGCTATGATGATAATCCGATATTCCAAAAGCTTCTTCAAGAGTCCGTCAAGTGTCGTTTAATCTTTGCAGATGAGATAGCTGCCGTTACGGAATTTGAGATTATTGATGAAGAATTTCGAATCCATATTGATGAAGGTGAAGAGCGAAGCCTTGTTAAGTTTTCTATTAAGGAAATGTTTGGGGACGATTGGTACCGGAAGCTAGGCATTGTGAAATGAAATACATAACAATGAGAGAATATTACAAAACAAATTCTAAGGCCAAATTTGCCTATACTCTTGCATTTATCATGTGCTTTTCAGCGCCTTTTGTTGTTATGTTATTACAAGTTTATTTAATTTTTATTTTAGAGTTGTATTTTAATAATTATATATCATTGTTTTTTCAAGTAATAATTGCATTCTGGACCATTAAGAGCATATGGAAGGCTATGAAAATAATTGATTTCTTCACTCAATTTACCGTTACAAAAAGTTTTTATGGAATCCTCACAAAGGAGAAAGTTAAAACGGTCAAAAAGATAGAAATTCATGAAATGTCTTTGAATGGTATTCTTAAAAAAGCATTCGATATATATGGTGTTTTTGTTAACAGAGAAATCATTTGTTGTATTTCAACTGTATTTTTCTATTTAAAGAAGCTTGTTAGATCTGATTTACGTATCGTTACCTACGAAGTGGATGTCACACTTACAGAGAATAAAGATAAAATATTACTCCCTCTCGAGATAATGGCTAAGGTATAAGGAAAGAATATATGACAAGGAAGAAACTCACCTTAAAAGAACGTCGTTTAAAGTATCTCACGCATTTAGAATCCGAATTGAAGATATTAAGTGAATGGCGCACGCAAATAAAAAGTGAGCTATTAAGTAAGATTCTTTACGGAGAGCCGCCTTTAATAGAGGATACAGATTCATACACGGACCTGACCGACAAGACATTAGCGGTATATTATAAGAAGCTAGAGGAAGATGTGGAAAAGTATGTTAATAAACCGCCGCGTAGTTTGCCTGCCACGATTCACCTTGAATGGCAGATAAACCAAAGCTTCGATCAGGTAAACAACTTACTTATTGGTATTGAGCATAAAATAGCCGAGTTAACGAAAAAGGTCGAAGAGGCTGAAAAGTCCCTAGAAAATAAGGAGAAGAAAGATGAGTAAAAAAGATACTGCCCTGCGGGAAATTACAGATATTACCCTTCAGCAAATTAATAAAATCAATGAATCATCCACAGATGGACAATTTAAGGCGCCCAAATTTGCTACTTTATATACAGATGAATTTATTGAGCCACTAAGTTTTCTTGCTGAAGAGGTTAAATATATTCTCGATAAAGCGCCCGCTTTTGCCGATTCACTTTCTGCGGATAAAAGAGAAGATTATGCGGCGCTTTTATTTATTATTCAAGAAGCCGCTAAGGATATTGAAAAGATAGAAAAGTGTATCACTCTTAAGGATGTTATTTCCCCCGCCTCTTATTTGAATAGAAAATAAGGCCAAAGAAAAGGACAAAGAAGAAGATTCATAAGCAAATAATATCAATAATGATATTATCTACACACAGAACCTTTCCTTTAAATAACTTGTGATGTGCGTATAATGTAAGAAAAAAGAATATTCTTACATGAAAACACCTTATTATGGAAAAAAGAACACCCTTACAACTTCACCCGATGCTTTAGAGATCATCAAAGAATTCGAGGGGTTTTCTGCAGTCCCTTATACATGTCCCGGTGGAAAAGAAACCATCGGGTATGGACATGTTATAAAACCAGATGAAAATCTCGCACCGCTTATCACAGAAGAAATTGCCACAAAACTCTTATGGGGTGATGTGAAGTGGGCAGAACTTGCCGTTAACACCTATGTCAAAGTTCCTCTCTCTCAAAATCAATTTGATGCCCTTGTTTCCTTTGTATTCAATGTAGGAAGTGGAAACTTTCGCACCTCAACCCTCTTGAAAAAACTCAATGAACTGAATTACATAGACGCTGCTAATGAATTGTTGCGGTGGGTCTTTGCGAATAAAAAGCGCTTAAATGGGTTAGTCAAGCGACGCGAAAGAGAAAAAAATTTATTCTTGAAAGAAATGTAGTTTCAATTTATTGTATAATGTACGAATACAAAAATAAATTATGACTCATTATTTCATTAATTGTTAATAACCGGTTTATTTTATATTAGGGAGAATAGATATGAGAAACTGTACAGATGCACAAGATCGCTTGGGCTTAGGCGGCATGGACACAGGTGCTGAACAACGCGTTACAAGGCGCATGGGCTCAACAAAAGAAAAAAACGTAACAGGATTACGCCACCTTCGTAAGAATAGCGTCAACCAAAACCCAATTCCTCGGAAAAGGGGCGGTGCGTGCCATGGTGGTAAAAGGCAAAAACGTTTTATTGGGGGTCTTCTCAAAGGCGCTACAAAATTACTAGGCGGTGTGGCTAAGCCATTCCTTAACATGGTCGGCCTTGGTGGCGGCGGGGGAAATAGTTCACCAGCACTACAACCACAATATCAGCCCCCACAACCTCAATACCAACCTCGTCAGCCCCAATACCTGCCTCAAAGCAATCAAGGTGGCTATGGTGGTGGCGGTTATGGTCAAATGGGACCAGCTTACTATAAAAAAGGTGGTCGGGTTCGTCGGAAGAAATAATTTGAAATAAAATGTGCCTTTGATATAAAAAATAGAAGATTAACGCAAATAATAAAAATGAATTTAAATTTAAATGAACTATATAATTTTTTCCAAGAATCTATGAACGAGATGAGGGCACTTAGTGATGAGGCCGAAGCGCAAAAACAACAAGCGCTTGGGGTTCAGCAAACCACCGCTAAGTGTTCTCAAATCGTCAAAGCCCTTTTTGAAAAAATCGTCAAACCTTTGAAAGAAGCGCAAGAACCTGAGGGTGAAAAAGAAGAAGTTGGAACTAAAGAAAAAATGGAATGGCATGCCACTATAGATGCTAAAGAAGAAGTGACAGAAAAAAAATAAATCTGAAAGAGAAAATATGTCGAAAGAAATGCGCGAGAACTTACCCGAAAATATCCATAGATTTACCGAACATCCTTTAAACTTAGACAATAAATGGGTCGCCCCCTCACCTGATCACTATTCAGCCCTTAAGGGTAAAGAGTGGACTGCTGAGGAAATCACCGATTTTATCAAAGAACATTGTCAAGGTTTGGACTTGCACCGCCCTTCTAACCATTGGGTGTTGATGTGGTCCCCATACATAGAAATACCTGCTGTTTCACCAGCGGGTATTCTTATTCCAGAAAGTGCCCGTCGGAAGCAAAAGCACGCGCTCAATTTACAAGTGGGTCTTATTTTAGATTATGGGCCTAACACATGTTTGGGTGTGAGTCGTTATCCTACGGGAATTCTTTTCGAACGCGGTCAGTGGTATAACTATGTGACTTACGACATTCAACGTACTCTTTACATTCCGGAATTACCTCTTGAAGAAGGTGATAACAAATTTGATGTTATCGATGGTCAAATCATTACACGAGATACAAAACCCCGTCCTTTTGAACTTCGTTTTGTTCGTGATGATGCTTTACAAGGTCCAGCGAACTACGAGCAGGTAAAGTCTATTTTTGAAAACTAATACATAGCTAGGGAGGCTATATAATGGAATCACCAACTTCAATGACAATTGATGAATTAATTTCGGATAAGATTGACGATTCGGGGGTAGGAGATGTCGAGAAAAAGGGAGATCTTGAGAGAAAAATCGGAATGGCCGATTATTCCCATGAAAGCGAGAAAGAAGTTGTTCAGGATGAAAATAATGAGGACATATCGGATAAAGATCTGACCTTAGACCATAATGAATATTCTAACTACGAAGACGACAATCAAGAGGATTCTGACAAATCTTATGAAGCTGACGCGGAATCACGGGAAGCTGATGAAGAAGGTGACGAACGCGAAGAAAGTCGTAAGCCCAAGAAGAAGAATAAGCGCCCTTCGTTAAATGAGCGTCGTGAGCGGGAATTAGAAGAGCGAAGAGCCCGTGAACGTGCCTTACAAGAAGAAGTCTTTAAACTTTCCAATCAAGTTAAGTACTTAAGGGATACCGTTAAGACCTCAACAAGTCATTTGGCCCAAACCGAAGAAGAGAGATATCTTGATATCATTTCTGAGGCTAAGCGTGAATATGAGCAAGCCGCCGAGTATGGAGATACAGACGCGCAATTTCGTGCCATGAATGTGCTTATGGAAGCTAAGATGCAGGCTAAAGAGCTTCAAGAGCAAAAGAAGAATCTTCAAAGTTATTGGCAAGATAGCGAAACCGAAGAAGAGCCTTTGTATTTTGGGCAAGATTATTACAATGAGCCCGAACAACAGCAATCAAATCCAGTTGTTGATGACTTTCTGCGTAAAAACCCCTGGGTCAATAATCCACATGTAGCCCCTATTTTTGAACAAACTATGAATGAAATCGCACCGCAATGGGTTATTTCAGGTCGGGAAGATCCTTATAGTGATCCGAAGTTTTTCAATGAAGTTTCAAGAAAGGTGCGCAACAAATTTGGTGTAAAGAGTGTGCCAAATCCTGAATCTCGTAATGTAGCTTCGGGCATTAGTCATGATTCTTATTATGAGCCCTTTGAGCCGCGTGCGAACCCCAAGCGTCCATGGGAACGTATTAAGCTTACACCTCATCAAGAACGCTTAGCGGATAAGATCATGGGTATGAATGAGGCGGCCCAAGGAAAGCCGTTAAGTACTGCGCAAAAGATAGAGCGCTACAAAAAGAATTTGTACTACTCACCCAAAACCAACACAATGGAAATCTAAATCTCATAAGGGAGGCCAAATATGAGAAACAAACCAACAGTCGGTGACAGCCGAACAATTGACGAACGTGTAAATGAAACCCGCGAGGCCGAAAGCCCGTACCAAGCAATTCGATATAAGCGCATACCACCTGAGATCATTCCCGAAGGAATGGTGTATGGATGGATTACATGCAGTTCACGTAATGAGGAGTTCATTGATAACTTATCTTCTTCATTGGGGCGTGGTTGGAAGCCGGTTGCGAGTTCCCGTCATCCGAAGTTTACAAACTATATGAACCATCTAAGTCTTTATCCCGCTGCAATTCGGGAACGTTATCAAGAATACATTTTGGATGTTGATCAAATCTTGTGTGAAATGCCCAAGGAAGATTACCACGAACATATTGAAAACTGTAACAGGCAACGTGATGAATCTTACCGTGTGGCGTTTTCTGGACAAGATGTTAACCGTGGCATTACTCCTAACCAACAAATGCGTGGGCTCACAGCTGAACAAGCTGCCCGCTATACGCAAGGTCCCGGGGCATACATGTTAAATCCACAATCCCATGGACCTGCGCGTCCTTTCTAAAATGCGCACGATAAATAAAGTTATCTTAGTGGGGTACATCACTGAACCTTTTTTTAAGGCTTTATCAGATGATAAGGAGCTCATTTGCTTTTCGGTATGTACCCAACGCGCAGTCAAGTCTAAGAATGGAACTTGGGAACAAGTGCCCAACTGGATAAATGTAAAGACAATCCAAAACCTGAAAAATCCTTATTTCGACCATCTACAAAAAGGGTCTAAAGTCTTTGTAGAAGGTGAATTAATTTGCGAATCTAGCAAGGATAATGAAGGCCATTACAAGAACGAAAGTTACGTTCGCGTGGTATCAGGTATTCACAATATAATAATAGTTCATAATTAAATTATCTTTAAATTGAAATGGTTTTGTTTTCATGAGAAAATAAACAAAATTACAGTAAATCGTGCCTGTTCGCGTTTGTAATAGATTTTAATATTTATATTCGTACGTAATTCGTGCTGTGGTCGCGTTGTATATGAAAAAGCAACATCGCTTTTTGCGAACCCTTTGTAATACCAAGGGATCATCATTCAATAGTCAATAGTTTATTTTAGGGAGTCTTATTATGTCTTTTACGACAGATAGCCCTTTTGGATTGCAGGTCTCGGGTACATTTGGGGCTGCATCTTATAATGGGGCCATTAAAAAATTCCGGGCTGATCCAACGAAGAGTTTCTTTGCTGGTGATCCTGTCACAATTAGTAATGAAGGTTTGTTAGTTCCTGCGCTTGCTGGAACAGCAGCTGGATATCAAGCGCCTATCGGCGTTTTCGTTCAATGTAAATATAGTTCTGCGAATTTCCAAGTGGGCCAAGTTGATGTAAGCAATCACTTCATCGCTAACTCACCTTTACTCGCCAACACACCGCTTTTTGGATTTGTTGAAACATGTCCTTTAACTGTATATCGCATTCAAGCCAATGGCGCGATGGCACTTACAAACATCGGAAACAACTTTAACTGGGCTGCACCAGCCGGTGGTGGAAACACAGTAAGTGGAATGTCTAAGTATGTTTTGGACTTTTCTGCTGGTCCTGTGAACAACACGGTTGCTTCAAACCTTAAGGTCTTAGGATTTTGGGAAGTATCAGGAAACGAGAAAATTTACACAACACCTGCGGATGTACCATATCCAGTCGTCGAAGTGATGATCAATGATCACTTTGTAAAAGCAGGAACACTAGGAAGTTAAAGGAATTAAACAATGAGTAGTTCAACAATCACAACAGGTAATTTTCCTTCGTCCTTGTGGCCGGGAATTAGAGATTATTTTTCCGACTGGAAAAGTATGTCTTCACCTTACAAGCAAATCTTTACCACACTAAAATCTGACAAATCCGTCGAAGTCGATCTTTTGTATCAAGGGACTCCAGAAGCCCCTACAAAAGCTGAGGGCGCGGCAACAGATCTCGTGGGTATGGGACAAGCCTTTTATACAACATACAAGCACATCACGTATTCTATCGGTCTCGTGATGACACGGGATTTGATCATGGATAACCAATATCCTGATGAATTCCCACATTTGGCACGCAACTTAAAAACATCATTGATGCAAGCGACAAACACGCAAGCAGCTAATGTTTTTAACAATGCTTTTGATGCCAACCATCCTATTGGTGACGGCGCACCTTTGTGCGGTAACCATCCCATGGCCAACGGTGATACGCTTGTTAACTACTTTGCGAACCCCACACAGCTTTCAGAGTCAGCTGTAAAGCAAGCTTACTTGCTCATTCAAAAATATCGAAATGATGCAGGTATCTTGATGAACTACCGTCCTGAAAAGCTTATCATTGGACCAGAAAATGAATTCCCTGCCGAAGTTTTGACACGTTCAAAATATCGTACAGGCACAGGCAACAACGACATAAACCCCGTTGAAAGCTTGGGCATTTTCCCCAAAGGATATGTAGTTAACAACTATTTCTCAAATCCTTATGCGTGGTTTATTCAAACAGACTGTCCCGTTGGATTTAAACACTATGAGCGCTATCCATTAACGTTTAACGTTCATACTGATTATTCAACACAAAACGTGATTACAACCGCAACATTACGTCAATCTTTCGGTTGTTCAAACCCACGGGCTGTCTTCGGTAGTGCAGGAGCGTAACAATGGCATCAACATATGGAACTAACTTTGGTGACGGGGTTCGTGTAGGAACTGTTGCAAATTCAAGTGTTGACGAAGGTGCATGGGGCGTTCCTCTTTCGCCCTATTACACTTATCGTATTATCCCTGAAGCTGCGGTGACTACAAACTTAAGAGCCGCGGCCGCCATTGATGCAGCCGGGACCTTGACACTTACAGCAGGTGCAGGGGTCACAACCAAAACAGATGCTTCATATGCTTATGGTGAGTTTATCTATGAATTGGATGTACCTCGGACACTTGTCTTTACACCTGTAAACACTGTGAATGATGTTGTTGTGACTGTTTCTGGATATGGCTTTTATGGGGGTAAACTCGTTGAGAATATTACTATTCCTGATGGAAGCAGCGCGGTAGAAAGCCTTTCTGCTTTTAAAGCCGTTCACAGCATTCAATCCCAAGGCGCAACCGGTGGGGGTACAATGGCTATTGGCACAGGAAACTCTTTTGGGTTACCTTTCCGTATGACATCAGCATCTGATATCGTTTTTATGTGGAACGATGTCCCTGATTATGTCATTGGTGCCGATGCAGCTGATCCTTTGGTGTTGGGCGGATTCTTTACACCTGCGTTTACCGCAAGTGCCGGAAGTCCCGTCACGGCTACCACAGGTGATGTGCGTGGCCTTTATAAGCCTAATGTCACAGAGCAAGCCCCGGATGATGCGACAATCTTGAATTTAAGAATGTATCTCTATTATGCAGATCCTATCTATACAAGAGAAACAAATCTTGATGATGATGCGCTCAAAGCCAGCATTTATGGAAACATTGAATACAAAACAGGTTGGTTGTAAATGAACGTAATCAATCTCACATGGGAAGGTGCGCCCTCACCCGAGTTCTTTGCAGAAATTCAAAGCACTCCGGGGGCAGCCGCCCTTGCATTAAAAGGTGGTGGCGAAGTGAGTATCCCTCATTTTCAACGCACCTTAACGCTTACCAGTGATTTTGATAATTCAGGTACTGATTTTACCATTATAGGTAAGAATGTGTTGGGTCAGTCCGTCAGTGTGACAACGGCGGGCCCCAATGCAACCACCTTGGAACTTGGAACCCAAATCCAAAGTGTTAGCTCTATTACTTCTAATGGCGCTGTTGTGGCGTTATCAGTAGGATATGGAACCGGTGGAAAAACAGCATGGCTTGTCACCAACAGTGATAATATTATGTATCAGGCATCTGTCGAAACAGATGTTGATGGTGTGGTAAGCTATTCCGGATATCGCACAAGTTGGAATATCCATGATA